ATGGAACTGAGGGGCAGCGATCTCGGCGACTACAGCGAGCCGTACCGCGGTTTCGAGATCGAAGTGAAGACCGAGCAGGTCTGGGACGGCGAACACGTGCATTACCGCGTGCTGCAAGGCGACGCGGTGCGGATCGATTGGCGGCTCGTGAAGGTCGACGGGCTGCTGCTGACCGAGCGCCGGGTGATCGAGCGGGGCTTCGACGCGGCGCGCCGCGCGGTCGATTCGGAACTGGCCGGCGACGCGGGCGCATAGCGCCGGGCGGGCCGGGCGCACGTTGCGGTAGAATGACCGGTTGTTTCCGCGCCGTTCGTTGCCCGAATTCCATGTCCGTTTCGCCTACGCTTCCTCCCCGCCGCGTGTCCGTGGCGCCGATGCTCGACTGGACCGACCGTCATTGCCGGTCGTTCCACCGCACGCTCACGCGCCATACATGGCTCTACACGGAAATGATCACGACCGGCGCGCTGCTGTTCGGCGACGCGCAGCGGCATCTCGCGTTCACGCCGAACGAATCGCCGGTCGCGCTGCAGCTCGGCGGCAGCGAGCGGGACGATCTGGCGCGCGCGGCGAAGCTTGGCGAACAGTGGGGCTACGACGAAATCAACCTGAACTGCGGCTGTCCGTCGGAACGGGTGCAGCGTGGCGCGTTCGGCGCGTGCCTGATGAACGAGCCGCAGCTCGTCGCGGATTGCGTGAAGGCGATGCGCGACGCCGTGTCGGTGCCGGTGACGGTCAAGCATCGGATCGGCGTGGATGCGGTCGAGGAATACGAGTTCGTGCGGGACTTCGTCGGCACGGTTGCCGAAGCGGGCTGCGAGGTGTTCGTCGTGCACGCGCGCAATGCGATCCTGAAAGGGTTGTCGCCGAAGGAGAACCGCGAGATCCCGCCGCTCAAGTACGACTATGCGTATCGGCTGAAGCGCGATTTTCCGGCGCTGGAGATCGTGATCAACGGCGGCATCAAGACGCTCGACGAGGTCGCGCAGCATCTCGAGCATGTCGACGGCGTGATGCTCGGCCGCGAGGCGTATCACAATCCCTACGTGCTGGCGGACGTCGATCGGCGGTTCTACGGTGCGAGCGAAGCGGCGCCGACGCGCGAGGAAGCGGAGGCGCAACTGATCGCGTATTGCGCGGCGGAGCTGAAGCGCGGCACGTACCTCGGTGCGGTCGTGCGTCATGCGCTCGGGCTGTATCGCGGCGAGGCGGGCGCGCGCGGCTGGCGTCGCGTGCTGTCCGACAACAAGAAGCTCGCGCGCGGCGATCTGGCCGTGTTCGACGAGGCGCGCACGCATCTTTTCGCTGCCGATGAAAATTTTGAAAAAAGGGCTTGGCAAGATTAAAAACGCTTTATATAATCTTGCTTCTTCGCTGTTGAACAGAAAGCGACGCAGCGAAGAAAGCAGTACCAGTGGTGGCTGTAGCTCAGTTGGTAGAGTCCAGGATTGTGATTCCTGTCGTCGTGGGTTCGAGTCCCATCAGCCACCCCAAAATTCTCAAACAAAACAGGCACTTAGGTGCCTGTTTTGCTTTCCACGATGTGAATTTCGGAACGGAAAACCGAATTTCGGAATTTCACTCCGTCGCGTCCGCCGCTTTAACCTTCCGTCGATCGTAGTGCCGGTGCGTTGTACTCGGGTTCGAGTGCGCCGCGAAATCGTATGCATCTGCCGATCGATTCTCGAGTTTCGTCGTGATCGCGGCGGGACGAATGTCCTGCAGCGAGAAGTAGTCGGCGTGCTTCGTCAGCATCAGCTCCATCCCGCCTTTGACCGGCCGATTGATTCGGTTCGCGATGCGCTGCGCCGCCTCGCGCATCTTCTTCACCTCGAACTCCTTCGCGATCTCTGCATCGTACGCGCCGATGTAGGCGTACATCGCGTCCTGCCACACCGAGGCCCATCCGCTCTTCGAGTACATTTGCCCTTTCCGGTTCGGGAAGAGGAACAGGCTGTCGACTTTGCGGCCGCGTTTCGCGCGCTCGACGACGGCGTGCAGCCGCGGCGACCAGTGCCGGAGCTTCACGGTTTGCGCCTCGCCTTTCTTTCGCTTTGCGCCGACGACGCGCACGCCGGCGTCCGTCAGGCCGGACATGTGGTACGGGCGCACCTCGGCGGCGCGGAACCCGGTGAGGTAGCAGAACATCGCGGCGACGCCCATCGTTCGGTACGCCTGGTCCTGACGCAGCGCCCAGAGGTAGAAGCGCAGGATCTGGTGCCGCTCGATCGCGCGCACGTCTTTCTCGGCCTTGTTCTGCATCATTCCGACGAACGGGTTCGCCTTGATGAGCCCCCAGCGAATCCAGTAATTGCACATCGTCGACATCAGCGCCATGTCCTTGTTGGCGCCGATCGGCGCGCCGGCCTTCGCGCGTGCGTCGAGGAACTGGTAGCCGTGGATGGTTTCAAGTCGTTGCGGCGCCATGCGGCCGAAGAACCGCATCAGGCGATCGTAGGCTGAATCGCGCACGGCCTTGCCGTCGCGTGACTGGTCGCGAAAATGCTCGGGGTCGACTTCGTCGCGAAATCGCTCGATCGCCTGGCCGACCGAGTCGGCGATGACTGTGCCTTCCTGAATGTCGATCGCGCGGCGCTTCGCAGTGCGCTCGGCGGCAGCGATTGCGGCGCGATCACCGCGCGGCGCGGTCGCGAGAGTTTCCGAGCGGCCGTCGGGGTACTTGTACCAGAACGAGATCTTGCGCGCGCCGGTGCGACGGTAGAGGCGGTCGATTCCAGTCGATTCATTTTCACGCGAATGCTTGGAGGTTCGGGCCGGCATCGTATCTTGTGGTCCTCTTTTCCATGGTGAGGCCGAGCTTCTGGTCGCGGTATGCACGGGCTACCTTCGGCAAGCCGGATTTGTCGACGACGAAGCGCCAATGGTTGTGCTCGAGCCAGCGCGCCATCGCGGCTCGCTGATTCGGCTTGCAGCCGACCAGGTCGGCAAGTTCGTGCGCGGTCAGATAATCGCTCATGATTCGGTCCTCCGAAATTCGACAACCCACACCCACGGGTTTGCTTCCCAGCCGTGGCCGCGCGTGGCGTTGAGGCTGTCCCAAAGCGTCTGAAATGAATGAATCGGTGCGATGTCGCGGCCCTCGGGAAACCAGCCGTCGACAGAGCCGTAGGAGCGCCATCGGCGGCAAAGCCGCCCGGCGATGTGGTCATCGCGAAACTCGATCCCCTCGGCTCGCGCGTCGGCGGCGCTGATGTTCCGCAGTCGCTCGACGCGCACGCCGACGATTTCGAGCGTGATGCGCGCCATCGAGCGCGGCATGTGGATGGCAGGGCGCTTGCGCAGCTCGTACGGTTCGATGTAGTCGGGGTCATCCGATTCACCCCAACCCCATGCCGCGGCGTGAGCGCCTTCGTCCGATTCGACGAAGACCGGCCCGACAAAGCCGTTCCGCTCAACGTCATATGTCGTCTCGCGCACCCACAGCCGGTCGCCCGGCTGGCCGTGTGGGCTCATCAAGCAGTCGCCGGTGCGGGTGTGCCAGATGGCGCCCTGCAGTGGCACGGTTTCACCTGATGCGGTTCGGCCACCGTTCTCCCCGCCGATCGCGGTCGGCTGCCATTCGCCGAGCGGGTTGGCATGCGGCAGCTTCACGACGCGGCGCGTCTGTGTCTTCCGGCCGTCGAGGATGGCGCGCACCATCGGGCCGCTGAACAAAATAGGGCGTTCGATCACAGGTCTAGTTCCTTCGTCTCTGCGAACGTTGTAGTCGCGAGGCGAACCATTCCCTCGATGTTGGTCGACAACTTCCACGACGGATACGTGGTCGCGAGCTGATCCTTCAGCTTCTTCCATTCGCCGAGCGTCATCGTCATGGTGAGCGTCATCGGCACGTCGTCAGGTCGTTGAATCTTGAATTCGGATTTCATCGTGCCTCCGGGAATTCGTCGTGCGTGCGGCCGTCGAGCAGGCGGCCGGCGGCGCGCTTGCCGACGCGATGCATGATCGTTACAGGGAATGCGTTGGTATCGCGAGCTCGCATGAAGTCGCCGCCGTTGCGCAACTCGTTGCCGTGTCGATCCAGGCAGATCCCGCCGTTCACCCACGTCGACGCCTTGTTGACCCACTGCTGGAACGAGCCAAACTGGCGAAAGACCGGCACGCCGGTGCTGAGCAGAAATGCATCCGTGTGCCACTCGCCCCATTGCTTGAACAGGAACGGGACGCTGGCGGCCGCGCACTGATCGCGCAGAGATCTGGCCCAGTCCGGATGCATCGGCCGCGCGCCGGGGCCGCTTTCGCCGCCTGCGATCACCCAGTCCAGCACGGCAGGAGCTTGATGGAAGCGGTCCTCGTCGTGCTCGAGCAGGGCATTGAATTTGTATCCCTCGTAGTCCCACGGGCGCCGCAGCTGATCGTGTTCCTTGGGCACCGCAACGTTCCAGAGGTCGACGGGTCCGAGTAGCGGTTCCATCGACAAGAAGCGCACGCGCGCGGGCACGGCGAGCAGCTTCGGGATGTCGCGGTTGGCCTCGGCCTGGTTGACGATCGTCGCGCCGAGCCAGACGTTATCCGGCAGCCGGTCGACGCCGATATGCTGCAGCATCGCCGGCACGTTGCCGATTCGCTTCGTCAGCAGCAACCAGTCGAGATTCGGCGTGCTCGCGATCAGCGCGAACAGGTCGCGGCGCCACGCCGGATCGACAGCATTGTCGAACACGTCGGCGAGCGACGCGCAGAACACCCGCTGACGCCGGCCGTGGATCGCGTAGAACGTGCCGTCGCGATTCCACTGCAACGGCTTTCGCCAGTTGGCCGGCGACGTGCGGCGGCGCGGCGCGCCGGGCCCCCAGTTGACGGCCGTGCCGCCGGCGAAGCGCGCGTTGCGCGTCTCCGCGTAGCAGTGGTCACAGCCCGGGCCGACCTTCTGGCAGCCTTCCCAGGGGTTGAAGGTATGGTCGCACCACTCGATTGTCGTGTTCTCGCTCATCGTGCGCTCCAGTCGATAAGGGGGGTGTCGTACGCCAGCATCAGGGGGTGCTTCGGGGCGCCCTTAGCCGTCAGCCCGAACACTTTCAGCGGCTTGCCGGCAGCGCGCAGCATGTCGGCAACGACGTCGAGCCGCGGGCGCAGCGCGCGCGGCAGCTTGTACCGGTCGCCCCAGCACGGCACCAGCAGATCAGCGTCCGCAATGATTTGCGCGAGGTGCATATCGTTCTCGGGGCCGATCGGGTCGACAACCGCGACCAGGTCGCGAACGTTCGGCGAGCGGAAGGCGAACGGATTCCCGGCGATGTACTTCCGCGCGCCCCAGCGGGCCGCAAAGCCGGTCCACTTCAGATCGGTCTGGTCGCGCACGCTGGCATCAGCGTGCGACGGGTTGACGCCGAAGAATGCGACGACGATCCCGGTCGACGCGACGTCGCGCTCAAGGCGATAGCGGTAGCCGCAGCATGAGCTGATGATCGCGGTCACGATACGTCTCCTGCAACGAGGCATGCCGTGCACACGCCGCGCCATTCGCCAGTCACGTCGTGCGCATCGCCCGTGTTATCGCAGTGTGGGCAGCGCGGCGTCAGCTCCGGATACAGGTTCTCGCGCAGGTGTGCGGGCAATTCGGCGGCGCGGATCGCGAACACTTCGATATCGGTCAGCTTCATTGGATTTCACCTGCGCGGATTGCGTCGACGGCCTCGATGAACTTGCGATGTTCGTTCTCGCGCGCCCACCATGCGAACATCACATATCGTCTGACCCACATCTCGGACGGCGTGTCGACACGATCAGCGCCCGTGAGATTCGGGCTCGAGAACGCGACGGCTTGCGTGCGCTGAATCACGCGGCGCTCCGTGCGCTCGACATAGACGCAAGGATCGCCACTCTTCATCAGCGTGCGCCAACGCGTTGCATCCAGTTGATCGTCGGCCGACACCACGGCGCGCGAGCTCGAAGTCGCGACGTTCTCGCGCACGACCGCGTAGGCTGCGGCTGCGAATTCGCGGAATGCCGCATGCATTTCAGGCGGGAAATCGGCGACCGGCGGCGGCACGAGCCCCGTCAGCTTGCCGATGAACCGCGCGCATACCTCGATCAGCGCCGGGTTGAGATCGTCGGGCAGCGTGTTATGCGGCATGGCTGTCTCCTGCATGGGGAGCGTTGATTGCCCGCGTGGGCGAGCCGAGCGGCTTCCAGTGCGTGTACGGCGCTTGTTCGCGAGGCATCCGGCTACCGGCTGGCGCGACCGAGTGCGCCCAGTCGTAGTGATCATTCCACTTCACCCATCCGCCTTCCTCGATGTAGTCGAAGTCGTAGCGCTCCGGGTTCTTCTCGTCTTCGCTGTCGAGCCAGAAGACCGTGACGAGTTGGTCGGCCGGCGCGGTTGCGATCGGTTGCCAGTCCGTCACCTCGGCGCGCGGCTCTTGCTGGCTCGGATGGGCGGCGAGAACATCGCGCACGGCAGCGACGAAGTTCGCCTCGGCCTTGACGTTGTGCCCCGGCTTGAAATGCTTGTAGCCGATTTTGAGAATCTGCTCGTCCGTCAGCGTGACGACGCGGCTCGTGTCAGACATGGTTGCTCCCTTCGGTTGCGAGACGAGCGCGTGCCTCGTCATACTCCGGCGCGCCTGGGCCGTAGCCCTTGATCTTCTGCACGCTCCAGCATGTGATGTCCGCATGCTGGTCTACCCATTGCCGGATCGAATCGACAAGCGGCTGCTTCTGAGCGCTGTCGAAGGGGCCGACGGTATCGGCCACATCGCCGACCTGCTCGTAGGCTTGTTCCTCGATTCGCTCAATCACTTCGTCGGCGAGACTTTCACTGTCGATCGACACCGGCTCGTTCTCGCCGACGTAGACCACGTGGTCTGGATCTATATCGCGCAGGGCATCCGAGATCGCATCGACTACCGAATCAAATGGACCGCTCCAGCGGTCGGCATCGGCGGAAAAGGCAAAGCTGAACTGGGTGCTGACGACGGGTGCGCGTGCGGCACCGGGAAGGGGCGAGTGCTTTGGCTTCGCCGCCTGCTTCGCGCGAATCTGTTCGACCATCGTCCAGACACGGGAGAGTTCAGTCTCGCCGGCCGCGTGCATGTCGAGTTCGTTCGCCAGGCACAGCGCGGCGAGCGTGACCATGACACCGCCGACCTCCTGCGTCGTTTCGCCGACCGGCCGCGACCAGGTGTAATCGACCAGCGCGTGCGCTTCCTCCCGCGTCATGCCGCACGCCTGCACGAGCTCGCCGGCCTCCTCGAAGAACCGGTGATTGCGCTCAAGCTTGTCCGCCGAGATCTTGGCGCCGAAGCACGCCAGCATCCACGGCTGCACGCGCTGCTGGAATGGTGCCTGCGCGCTGACGGCGGCGCGGTCCCGGCGGCAGGAGCCGTCCGTGCGCTGCTCGCATGGGCCGAGGCCGCTGCACATGCACGGCGCCGGCACGCCAGCTAGCCGCGCGCGCAGCCACGTCGCGACGTCTTCGCCCTGCGGGCAACCGAACTCGCTGCAGATCCCGTGCAGCAGGTCGAGGTTCACGCGCACCGCGTTGTAGACCCAGCGGGCGATCGGGCGAAGCGGATCGCCGTCCTGCTGCGGCTCGATGGCGTCGAGCAGGTCGCGCACGATCTTGACGCTCGCTGAACTGTCGTTCGTGAGTTCGTCGATGTTGTCGCCGCCATGCTCCGCGTCGTAGTGGTGGCGGATGAACTCGCGCAGCTGGTCGACGGTATAGCCGCCGTAGGTGTTGGTGGTCATGGTGTGAGCCTCGGTGGTCATGCGAATAGGTCGCTCTGCTTTTTACCGCTCGACTCCGCAAGGTGCGTAGGGCAGAAGTGGGTATCGGCGCCGACCAGATGCGCATGCACCGCGCACAGGTGCCGGTCGCATGTCTTGCCCGGCTTCGTTTGGAAATCGCACTGGAAGTCGCTCAGCGCGTCGCAGCCGTCGACCGAGCAGCGACGCTCGCGCTTACGACCTCGCGTGCAGATGATTCCGGACATGCCGCCGGGAAGGCGAAACGGGGTGCAAGGCATCAGGTGCCTCCGTCTTAGAAGGTCTGCGCCGCGACGGTGAGTGCGATCGCGATCGGGCGCACCCAGACTGGTGTCGACGAAAGCTGGAACGTCTCGCCAGATTCGGCGAGTAGCAGCGTGGTGCCCATCACCTCGGCGATCGCCTGCGCGGCGTCAGGCGGCACTGCGTTGCCGATTCGCTCGCGCCACGCTTGGTCGGACAATCCGTCGAGCTCGAGATACTCCTCCGGCTCGACGAGCGATTGCAGGACGGCCAGCTCGAGCGTGGTGAACGGCCGGTGCCACGTGCCGTCGAGCGCGCGGATCACGGCGACAGTCTTCTCGTTCGCCGCGGGCATGCGCGGATCCGCGACGGACCAGCGGCCATTGTCGTGGCCGGCGGCGGCCGATACCGCGCCGCTGTGCTGGCCCCAGCCGACGACGCCGTAGTGGCCGCCGGTGATGTACGCGTCGCCGCGTTCGCGGCGCATGCCCGGGCGCGGATCGGCTACGGCGAACGCGCCTTGTCCGCTGTCGCTGCGCGCGATGACCGTGCCGGCCGGCTCGTCGAAGCCTGTCACACGGTACTTCCCGGCGCCTTCGAAGCCGGTGCTCGAGCGCGGATCCGCGACCGCGTATGCGCCTTGATCGTCGCCACCGATGACCGTGCCGGCGTGGCCGGCCCATTCGGTCACCTTGTACTTGCTGAAGAGCGGGCCGGCCGGCGGCCGCGGATCCTGCACGCATTGACCGGTGCCGTGCGCACTGGTGACGGCGCCGGCGGCGTCGCGCCACGGAACGATCCGGAATTCGTTGTTGTGCTTTGCCGGGCCCTGGTGGCGCGGGTCCGCGACGCTGAAAGTGCCTTGCCCGGGCGACTTCTGGCCGGTGATCGTGCCGGCGTGGTCCTTCCAGTCGAGTACGCCGTACTGCTGGTATTGCGCGGCGTCGGCCGGCCCGCGCGGGTCGGCGACCGAAAAGCTACCGTTGCCCGGGCGGCTCGCGCCGGCCACCACGCCGCACGGTTCCTCCCAGCGGTTCACGCCGAGCACTCCGTTGTGCATGTCCGGCACGATCAGGTAGTCGCGCAACCGGCCGTTCTCGACCGCGAGCTTGTTCAGGCTGCGCCAGTCGCTGCCTGCTTCGACGAACGCGAGGCGCACCCACGTTTTCCACTGCAGCGACGGCACGCGGTGCATCGGGCCGGCCACCTCGACGTCGCCCGGCAGCGGCATGCGGCCGAGCAGCGTGCCGACGCCCTGCAGGCGCTTGACCGGCGGTTCGTACAGACACGCCGGCACCTTTTCCATGTGCCGCGCGACGAGCAGGAATCGCTTGCGGCTCTGCGCGAGGCCCGCGATCACGCCGCAGTCGTGCGTCGTCTCGTTCTTGGCATAGCCGTAGTGCTGCAGGATCTGGCCAATCTGGTCCAGCAGGTGGCGGCCGCGCGTCGCGAGCCGAGGCACGTTCTCGAACACGATCAGCTCGACCGGATCATCCTTCCATGCTTCGCACATCAGCCACACGCAGCGCAGCGTCAACTCGTTGAGCGCCTGGTACTTCGGCGTGCGGCTGAGCGTTTCCGACAGCAGGCCGGACGCTCCCTTGCACGGCGACGAGATGAACACGCAGTGCGGATGCTGGTAGCCGGCGGCGCGTCGCACGTCTTCCGGGGTAGCTTCATGCCAGCCTGCCGGGGGCTCCGCGCCGTGAAACGCCGTGTACTGCTCCCGCGTGAACAGGTCCATCACCGTGCACGGCGTGCCGACCAGCATTTCGAAGTCGCGCGCGGCAGCCGGATCGTTGTCGATGCCGCCGATGCAGCGCCACGTCGCCGTCATATTGCCGACGCGCGAGACCGCCTTCGTGAAACCTTTCGCACCGCCGCCGAGCCCGCAGCAGAATCCGAAGCTGTTGTATTCGCGGTTCATCAGGTCACGCTTCATTCAGGATCTCCATGTATCGATCAGGCATCAGGGGTGGGTGCTCGGCTCGCATATGGCAGCGTTGGCATGAAAGCACCGAGTGGCTGCAGGCCAGTTCGCACTGTGGTGTGACGGCGCCCACCCGTCACGCCGAGCGCCCGCCGCTGAAGCCGGTGGAAAAAGCGGGGCGAGACGTTCGCCCCAAAATGCCGCGCGCGACGAGGGCGCGTGCGGTAGGCCACGGGGGAAGCGGTTATTCGGGGGAGCCGAGCAGGATCTTCGTTTCGGTCTGAGCCTCAATGTCCGACCAAATCGCGCGGAACGCGTCTTCGAGCACCTTGTGCGGGCGGACCAGCTCGTACCAGATCGTCAGACCGCCGTCCTTCACGCGGTACTTCAGGCGCGCACTGACCGGGTACTTCGCGCCGTTCTCGAAGACGGGGATCTCGAGCGCGATCTCGGTCGGCATCTTCACCTTGTTGCCGGTCGCGTTCACGTCCTCGCGCCAGACGAAGTCGACGCTGCCGTCCTGCAGTCGCGTTGCCGACACGAAGTTGCCGCCCTTGCTGGCCTCGAAGTTCAGCGCGATCGACAGCATGTCGCTGCCCGACGGGCTGACGATGTCAGGCAGGTTGTCTTCGATCAGCTCAGCGAACTCGAGCTGCGTCGTCGGCTTGCGATCCGACGCGGTCCAGGTGCGCCACTCGCGTGATGCCGGCACGGAGAACTGCACGCGGTACTCGCGCCAGTTGGCGCCGCCGTTGTCGAGCTGGTCGCTGGCCGGGAAGTGGTCGTCGATGACGCCGAGGATGTGCGCCGGGTCGAGCGACGCATAGATCAGGCTGTTGCCCGTCTTCTGGCGATTGAAGTAGGCGATGAAGCTCGCGGCGTCGCGAACTTTCACGGTGCCGCGCGCTCGATGCGGGAACGGGTCGCGCTCGTCCAGCGTCCGCACATCGTAGCCGTGCGGCACGACGACGAAGGGCCGGCCGTCGGCGAGTGGCGATTTCTGCGGGCCGGCGAGCGCGGTGCCGGCGTTGAGGGCAGCGCTGATATCGGGGGCATCGTGGTCGAACATGCGAATCTCCTGAAGGTGTGGTGGGTGTGGCGATTACCGGCCGGTGCCGGTGTTGGCGAGCTGGATGCCCGGCAGATCGGGCTGCCGCTCGCTGTTGCGGGAGAGGTTGTTTTCGACGGTGGGGAAGAACACCTCGGCGGCGCGCTTCTCCTTCGGCATGGTGGTCGCGACTTCACCGGAAACCTCGAGCGCGTCGGCGACCTTGGCGAACGGCTTGATCTCGATCGTGACGCTGATCTTCCCAGCCTTGCCGGTGTCGCGGACGAGGGCGACGAGGTGGTTCAGTTGCTCGGTGGCTTCCTCGACGAGCATGCCGCCGCGGATGTCGACGAGCGTCGACGTGTAGGACTTCATCATCGTGATGCGCTCCTGTGGGGGAATGGTTGGTCGGGCGACGTTGATGCGCTCGACCTGGTGACGTGCGTCAATCCGACGTGTCGATGACTTCACTGAAGCCGCACTTCGTGCACGTATAGCGGTGCAGACAGTTGCCGATGGTCTCGTTGCTCATGTCGTGGTCGCAGCCGAACTGGAATACCTTCACCGTGCCCGCGTGGTAATCCCCGATCAGCGCGAAGCTGAACTGGTTGTGCATGAAGAAGAGGCGCGCGTCGCCGATCGTCGTCCGCAACCAACCGGTTGCGACCGGGGTGTAGAAAAAGAACCTCGATTTCGCGAGCGCTTCCCAAGTGATTTCGGTCCATCCATTCGGCAGCGTGTCGCAGCCGTAGCGGTACTTCGGATGGGGTTCGGAGCCGATCTTTCGTCCCCAGTAGATGCTTTCGATCTGGGTGCGCAGCGTCGCATCAGCGGCGCCAATCTTGTCGAGCAACATGTCAGGTCTCCGTCGTATTCGGCAGCGTCGCGTCGAGGTGACGAATGCGCGCGACGATCGTGTCGGGGATGCGCATCGCGTGACTGCCGTGCAACGCGGCGAACGCGGGCCGCAGCTGGCTACGATCGCTTTCGTTGAGCTCAGCGTGTTCGAGGCGCGCGAGCGCGCGCCAGAGAGGGTCTTGCGTATCCGTCATCGGGGAAATTCCTTGTGAGCAACTGAGACCACGCGATCGCACATCGCAATGTCGAACCATCCGATGTGGCATTCCTCGTGGTTCTCGATGCCGAGCTGCTGAGCCAGCCAGACGTACGCGTCGGTACGCGTCATCGCGCCGGACTACCAGATCGGGTTGAATGCAGCCTTCGCACGCTTCCGTGCCTCGCGAATCGGTGCGTCGGCGAGCGTGCCGAGTGGAATGCCGGTGAACGGGTGAAGCCCAACATACGCGCGGCACGTGCGGCAGAGGAACGCCCACGGCCATTCGCCGTACTCGCGGCCGTAGATCGCGGCGTTGTTCACGATCTCGACCTGGCCGCCGTCGAGCGGACAGATGGTCGGCGCGGGCAGCGGATTCCGCACGCGGGCGGTGGCGCGCCGCGAGGGATTCCACGGTGTCTTCGTCGTTTGCATGGTCAATTCGAAAAAATGGGCGCTGTACGAGCCGCCCGAATGCGCCGCGCAATCCGGGGCACGGAAGGCGCGCGGCGGTGCTGCTATCGAGGTCTCCACTCCGTTCCGCGCACGATCCGGCCGACCGGTTCGAGCACGAGGACCTCGGATTCCTTCTCGCTGCGCACGAGCGAGCGGACGCGCTTCTGCGCCTTCTCGAGCGAGTCGTGACGCTGCGGCTTACTGTTCCGCCCCACGGTGACGAACATCGGCGCGCCGGCGCCGACCGGGCCGAGCGTCAGTTCGTCGATGCGGGCCTCGAGTGTCGCCGCGTTCGCGCGCCAGGTGTCGGCCGTCTGCCGGGCTGCGTCGCGCTCGACCGTGAGGCGCTCGATGTCGGTGCGGAGGTTGGCGATGATGCTCACCGGGTCGATGACGCATGCGTTCGGGTCGATCGAGCGTTCTACCAGGCCGATTGACGTGAGCGATATCGCGGGCGGCTCGGTCGGTTTGTCGGCCTCTGGAGCGATTCTCGGCGACGCCGGCGGCGCGGGCGCGTCGCCGCGCGAGAGCCAGTACACGTATTCGTTGCCGCTGCCCGCGCGCTTCTCGCGCTCGACGATTCCGCTGCCGAGCATCCGGTTCAGTTCCTTCGTGACGTCGAGCTGCGGAAGCCCGGTACCGGAGGCGATCGATTTTGCGGTCGCATCCGATACCATGCCGAGGTAACGTCCGATGTCCTCTCTCATGCGGCCTCCCTGATCGCGCGCGGCGTGGCGGCCGTCACGTGACCGTTCGCGACCCAGAACGCTTCGATGCCATCCGGCAGGCTGCCGGGCGCCGCCTTGAGGCTCATGAACACCAGTGCGGTATCGATCTGGCCCGTGTAAGCGAGGTCATCGAGCCAGTAGAGCAGGCGATCGCGTTCGGGGCCGACCACGACATCCGCTCGATCGAGCACGAGCAGCTTCAGGCCCGAGAAGTGGCTGATCGCTGCGGCGATGTGCGCGTCGGCGCGCCAGCACTCCGACTCCGACAGCAGCGCGTACGCGCGGCCGCCTGCCAGAATCTCCATCTCCGGCGTGATCGTGACGTCGGCCCATTCGGACATTTCCGCCAGCGCCGTCAACTGCTCATTCACCGGCGTCAGCGCTTCCCGCAGCAGATCCGCCGGAATTCCGTCCGGCGCGAGCGCGCCCGCGATCGCCTCGTAGGCAGCGACGTCGTCGTGCAGCGCGGCGGCGGTCTTCGCCAGATCCGCAGCGCCGGCGGCGCGGCGCTCGATCTCGCGCATCGTCGCGATATCGGTGTCCAGCTGCTTCCGGCGGCGCTGCAGGTCGGCGAGCTCCGAGCGCGCAGCGTCGCCGCTCTCGCGCGCGGCGGCCGCGGCGTTGTCCTCTGCGTCATCCTCGAGCGCGCGCAGCTGAGTCGCGGCCGCGTCGGCGGCTTCGAGGTCTCGTCTGCGGTTCGCTGCGGCGTTCTGCAGCGTCTTCAGACCCTGCTCGTACTCGGGCAGCTTCGAGACTGCATCCTCATCGCGCACGCCAGCAGCGGCCGCCGCCGACAGGACGCCATTCAGGTAGCGCAGCAACGCGCCGCATTCGGGGCATGCGCATTCAGCGCCGGCCGGCGCCGCGCCAGCGCGCACGCGCAGCGCTTCGACCTTCGGCAGGAATTCGGCGACCTGGTCGTCGGCGAGCTGCACGAGCTCGGCCGCTTTCGCATAGCCGGCGGCGCGGGTGCGAAGGTCGGCCAGCTTCGCCGCTCGCGTGCGCGCCGCGGTGTCGGCCGCGTCGGCGGCGCCGATCTGCTGCTGCAGCTCGCCGATCCGGTCGTCGAGCGCAGCGCGGTCGCCGGTCAGCTTGCGTAGGGCGGCCTCATCGAACTCGACGGGCGCTGGGCGCCACGTCGCCGCCTTCTGGCTGCCGTACGTCTCGCCGGTCGCGCTGCGCCATGACTGCTTTGCGCCGCGCGCGCGGTCGGTCGCTTCCTTGTGCGCTGCGTCGAAGCCGGCGCGCAGCATCGGCGTGATCGCCGCGAGCCGTGCGGCGGCCGGCGCCGGCACTGCGTTGGCGCGCAGGCCGAGCTTGTCGAGCAGCCGCGCACGCATTTCGTCGATGCCGATCTTCACGCCCATCAGGTCGTAGAGGAACGAGCGGCGCTCGGTCGCTGCCATGTGCGCGAAGCGCTGAGCGTCGAGCACCAGCGGCAGGCGCGGATCCTCCGCGATTTCTCGCTTGATCTTGCCGGCCGGCAGGGCGACGGTGTTCGCGTGCTCACCGCACGCGACGACGATCTGGCCGGTGTCCGCGCCCTCGGTGACCAGCGAACCGTATTCCTTCTTCAGGGCGACGCGGACCGTGTCGCCGGTGAGGGCCATGCGAACGGCTTCCTGCATGCTGCTCTTGCCGGCGCCGTTCGGGCCGACGAAGAGGGCGACAGGTTTCGAGAGCCGCACGTCGGCCGCGCGGATCCCGAGCACGTTCGAGACGTAGACATCGGTGATCTTCATGTTCTGCTCCAGTTAATCGGCACTGATCGGCGCGCGGGCGCGGCGGCCAGCCGGTGCGCCCGTTTGGGAAGCCGGCGCGCCGCTGGCCGGCTTTTCAGCGGCAGCAGTGAGCACGCGCATGCGCGCCGAGGTGAGGGCGTTCAGCTCGGCCTTGGCGGTTTCGTCCGGCACGCCGGCGATCGCGCTGCGCGCCAGGTCGAGATCCTCGGGGGTCTTGGCGGACTCGATGTCCTCGCGGATGCCGCGCACCAGCCCGCTGACGTCGAAGTCGAAGCCGCCTTGGCTCTGGCCGTCGTCCTCGCTAGGGTCGTCCTGGTCGTCGGCCGGAGCTGCCTGCGCGGCCGCAGGTGGCGCGCCGTCCGTGCGAGATTCGGTCGCGGGCCCGGTCTGCGGCGGCTCCGCGCCGCGCGGCACTTCGTCGGCCGGCTGCGCGCGGCCGGCGCGGAGCTCGTCGAGCGTCGCGCGATTCACCGAGTAGGTGCCGTCCTCGTGCACGTCGACGATGTCGGCGGCTTCCTCGACCGTCGTCAGGCCCATGAGGAGCTCGGGCGCGTACAGCTTCCCGAAGAACGACGCAGTGCGGTAGCGCAGCATGACTTCGTCCATCGTCTGCCACTTGCTGCCGTTCTTCGTGTACCAGCCTTCCTTGACGGACATCTCGATCGACACGGCCGGCGACTCGATGCGCTCGCCGGTTTCCTTCTCGATCGCCCAGGCGATACAGACCTTGTCCGTGATCGGCACGCTGATCGTGCGCTTCTGGCGCTGGTTGTTCTCCCAGAACGTCTCGACGTAGTCGACGTCCTTCGCGCCCAGCACCTTGATGTCGAAGCGCAGAGGCGAGAAGCGGCCGCAGCCGTTCACCGCGGCGATGATCCACTGCGACGACCAAGACGGCCGGCCCTCGACGATGTACAGGTTCTGCATCACCATCAGCGGATCCGCACCCATGCGCTGTGCCATGTTCAGCGCGACGACGGCGTTCGCTAGCGCGTTCGGGTTCTCGCGCGATTCCTTCACGTTGCCGTACTTGTCGAGCTTCTCGATCACCTTTCGGTATGCGGCGGGCACGAGCGTCGACGATGCGAGCAGGTTCGCCGCGCGCTGCATCAGTTCAAACGACTGCAGCGATCCAAAGCCGGGCGCGACGGCGGGCATGCTGGCCTCGCGGGGCAGCGGCGAGCGGATGGATTCCAGGGTGGTAGGCGTGGACATGGATACCTCGGTTATTCGTGAAATTGGCAGGAGCCGTAGCGCGGGCAGTACTGCGCGCTGCAGAGCAGGCTCTTCGGATTCGGATAGAAGCGACCGGACCGGAACATATCCGCGGCGAACTGGATCAGCCCGGGCGTTTCGTCGGTACCGACCATCACGCGCTTCGCGTTCGCGATCGGCGCGGTCGCGATCTCGGGCGTGCCCTTCGTTTTCAGGCCGATGATCTCGGCCGTGTCGGCGATCTGTTCGCCGGTCGTGTGCTCATAGAGCATCTCGTAGGTGCCGATCTGCGGGCCGTGGCCTTTCGTGACAGCGACGCCGTTGGCGACTGCCTTCGAACCGCTTTTCAGGTCAGCGATTCCGGGGCCCAGCGCAGTGCGTCGCACGCGCGCACGGTCTAGCGTTCCCGTCAGCCGAATGACGATCCCGCCGCCACACTCGATGTCGAGCGGCTTCGTCTCCATCTCAACCGCGACGAAGTCGTAGCGCGGCGAGATCTCGAGGCAGTACTTCGTCGTGAGCGAGAGCCCGATTCGCTCGGCTTCCTTCAGGCTGAGATCGTCGCTCGCCGGGTTGTACTCGTTCGACGGGTCATACAGCTTGTCGATGAATGCACCAGCCGCGTCATCTACGGTCAGACCGGAGCCGTCGAGCACGCTCTGGTCGTATGCGGCCGTGCCGGCATGAATCGCGGTACCGAGTGCGGCGCGCAGGCCGACGACGTTGCGCATCTTCAGGAGGTGGATGCCTTCCCACCGATAGGCGCATTCGAAAAGCGCGCCCCAGCTCGAGGCGCGAACCGCATAGACGGAGTCGGTCATGCCGCACCTTCGGCACCAGGCTGCTCGGCCACCGGCATCTTCTCGATGCACTCGTACGGGAAGCGGTCGCGGAACGGCTTGATGTGCTTGTAGAGGTGCGATCCGATCGAGTCAGCCGTCTTCAGCGCGTCGAAATTCGCCTGCGTGAAGTTCGAGTAGTGGTACAGCGACGTCGGCTCGCCGGTGCGGCCCTTGAAGCGGACCGCGAGCGTTTCCGTTTCGGCGTCGTAGCCGATGCTGTGGATCTGCGACGACTCGACGGGTTGTGTGTCGATGGTTTTCATCTCGTGGAGCTCCTGGGATAACGATGGTGGGACGCGAATGGCGCGCGAGCGCGCGGCGCTGCAGCGTCGGAATTCGATGTGTGCGGCGGAGGCGGCACCCTCGTTGGATGCGAGCGCGGCACGGGAGACGAGCTACAGAATTCCCCAGTGCTTCGTGAGGCTGTCGGCGGCGACAGCGAGTAGCGCGACCGCAACGAGGATTGCGACGACGAGCGCGCGCGCGGCGCGCGGGCACCGGCGCTCGAAGAGGTCGGCGTGATCGGTGAAGCGGCTCACGTGGACCTCACGATTGACGAGACCGCCGAGCCGTCGGCGTTCAGGCGCGCCAGCACGAGCGTGCAGACTGCAGCGATCGCGAGCGCTGCAAGGTATCCGGCTATGGGATTCCATTCGTGAATCCGGTCGAGCAGCGCGCCGAGATAGTCGAAGGGCGTGTTCATCCGAGACTCCTGAGGTACGGGCCGACCAGATCGACGCCGAACCAGAGCGCGCCGACCACGGCGCCGAAGGCCATTGCCCAGATGGCGCCCTCGATCGCGTAGCGCATGCGCGGACCGCGCGCGGCGACGCGCAGCAATGCGTTGTCGGCCGCCGGGTGGTGGAGGGTGAGGGTACGCATCAATGGCCCCTCCGCAGGTTTCGCTCGGCATACGTCGCGACGTTGCGCTTCGTCCGGTCGAGGATCTGTTGAGCGATAGCCTCGCTACCCACCATGGCGATGCCGAGCGCCGCCTTGCTGATCAACATCTCGATCACGTTCGCGATTGCCTGCGGATTGCCGTATGCGCCACAGTCGCGCACGTAGTCGGCAATCAGCTTTTCGGCGAGATCCCCGCACTGGGCGGGGGACTTGAGGTTGCTCATCAATCGACTCCAGCAATGGTGATGTGTCGCACCGTCTCCGGCGCGCGGTCGCCGCCCATCGCGAGCGCGGCGTCGACGATCGCGCGGATCCCCAACGTGAGCACGGTTTTCGAGGCAACGAGGTAGAGAGCGTCGAAGGCCTCGGACGCGAAGCGAAGATGCGCCTTGAGTTCAAGATCAGCGGCGAGGGTGCGCGCGTAGGCGTCGGCCGACTCGGTAGTGGTGCAATCGGAACCCAGCTCGCCGTATTCGAAATTGGCCGTCGCTCGCGCGGCGGCCAGTTCGATCGCGCGCCGCAGCCACGCCTGTCCCGCCGTGTGCTTGGTCTGTCCCATTTGTGGGCCCTCAATGTGGTTGTGCATTGAATTGCCGGTCTCATCAGCGCACGCCTCACGCGCAGATCACCCGGACATGAACGGCTCTTCCTCCGGGGATTTCGACCTGATGCCCGCCATAACGGGCATACCAACAGCAGTGATCAGTTGAGGGCGCTTTCGCCCCACCAGTTTTCGACAGCGCGGCCGTCGGCTGAGCAGTAGCGAACGAGGTAGGTGTTTTCGCTGGTGGTGTATTCGGCGCGGCCGATTACTTCGCCGGTTTCGCCGCTCTTGGCGATCGATACCGAACTGCTGAGTTCGAACTTGAAACTGCTCATGCTTTCCTCCTTGAGGGTGGTGAAGTTGTGTTGTTCAGATGCCGCCGAGCAGGCTGGCGACGCCCGGCGCGATGAGGTTCAGCGCGAGGCGGCGCAGCTCGGGCGAGGTCGGGAAGTCGCGGCGCAGCTCGATCACGTCGCGTGCGATCGTGGACATGTCAGACATCACCGACGATGCGCAGCGGGATGGCGCGGTGGTCGCTGCAATGGCTGACGCCGGCGGTACCCAGGCCGAGCGCCGAGCCGCACTGCGAGCAGTACGTCATCGCAAGCGGACGAGATTCGGCGATGTCGGACGCGGCGACGCGCCGCGCGATTTCCGCTTTGCGAGCGGCGACGAGGATGTTCCAGACCCCGTAGACGTCCTCGAGGCGGCCGCGCGCCAGCGCGGCGTCGGTGGTCGAGATCGGGAGCGCGTCGAACGTGACCCCGTCCGCGACCTCGTCGTTGCGCTCGCTGCGCGCGATCGCCGCGTCGTCGGCTACGGCCTGCCGCTGGTCGGACTGTTGATCTACCCGCGCGGGCAGGCGGCGGACGTTGTGGAGATGGGTTCGAGGAATGTACATCGCATCCTCCGCATAAAAGTAGGATTGCTAACTGAATGGAAGTCTTGAACAGCGAAACTGCGTGTGCAGCTCTCACTGGTGACGCCTCGAGAGTACGAACCGCCACCGGTCAGAGCTGTGAGAAGTGCCGGTTACGTTATCCGGCGCCGGTTAGCATCCCGGCCGTCCTCTTGACCTTCCGTCGGCTTGCCACGCCCGCTTTCTGAGGTGACGGGCCCACTTCGTTTATCCCTCGCAGGGCTGACGAGTCGCGCTCACCGATGGAGTTGGATGTCCATCTACCCGGGCGCATTTTCGAGACAGGCTCATGGAGCCGGGCCGGCGCTGATCTCCGGCATTGGGACTCCAGCGCGATGCTGGTCGCGCATCAGCCTGCGCATTCCGGCTCCATGAAACTGCATCACATCCCCGTCCGGCTCATCGATACTCTGGCATCGATGTATTGCGCCGGACGGGGTGGTTGCGACGAGTTACCGCGCCACTCATCGCTGGGCGCCTTTCGGAAGCATCCCCGGTCCTTCCGGGGCAGCCATTTCCGCGTTTCGTGCTTCTCTCATCCCGCGGGATGGGGATGTGTGCGCTCGGGCCTTTCGGCCGTGACACCTTTCTATCCGCAAGTTGTTAAAGAGCGATCCGCCTGGGCGGTGGCGCAGCGCGTTGTGTGCTGCGTTGGATGGAATATTAGAAGCCCTCTTTTTTCTGGTCAAGAGAAATTCTAATATTTAGATCGATGAATTTGTAACAGCCCCGACGGGCTTGAGTTGCCGCACGCCTTACAATGCCTCTACACAACAATGAGGGCCGGGTACGCGCCGGTATGAGAAATGAGAAAAATCCTGATGGGTGCGGTGCTGGCGGTGATCCCCGTCGCGGGAATCTGCGCCGACAACACAACGTGTGAAGTTCTTGTCCGCATGTGGGCAAAGAATATGGCCTACACATCGACATGCAACGCGAGCACGGGGCTCGAGGAGGAGCTGCGAGAGCGTCAGGCTGCCTGCAAGTTCATCGGGAAGCGCCGCGCCGAGCAGCTGATCAAAATGGAATTTGAGGCAGCGAGGGAGGCCAACCTGGCGTCGCACACCGCCTACTGCAGCGACACCAAGGCGGAGTTTGATCGGGTCCAGGCATCGCTGTCGGGGCAGTGATTGCCTTAGCGCCATTCATCATATGAATTAAACGTCTGCCGAATCCTGTTGAAAGCTCCCCAATTCTAGGTCTACACTACTGTACATGCATACAGTGTTTGTGGCGTGGTTAGAGGGAGGCGTGTGCGATGCGAGAGACGAGGGCGGCCCAACTGCGGTGTAAGCCGGGAGATCTGGCGATTGTGACGAGGTGTGGGGTGCCTGAGCGTATCGGGCTGCTCGTCCGAGTCGTGGAGCGGTGCCGAGATGGTCTTCACGACTGGATCGCGGAACTTCAGGGGCCGGGAGTCTTTGCGCGCGGCGCGGAAACCGGATGCGTAATGCTGCGTCGGCGCGCACTCATGAACGACTGGAACCTCACGCCGATTACGGGGATGGATCTTCCAAGCGAAATGGCTCGTCTGGATCGGGAAGCATCCGAAGCATCAGGGCGAACGTCTGCGCCGGTTCACCTGCCTTGTCTGCCTTGAGAATGGCGTCGATCAAGGCTTGTGCGGCGGGGCTGACAGAAACTGCCGACGCTCCCCGCTCCGTCGACGGAAGATCGCGCGCCAACCGTGGGCTGATCTCAGTGGGATCGGCTCCGATCTGAGCGCAGATTGCAAGGAGCGCCTTAACGTTCAGGGGGATGATGCCGCGGAAGTATTGGCTGATCAGCCCTTGAGTACCAAGGCCGGTCGCCTCGGCGAGCCAGATCTGAGACGCGCCAGGGTGATCGCTCTTGTAGCGATTCCACGCTCCGACGAGTCGTTCGCAATCCGCAAGTTCGTCCTCTGTCAGAGGGCGCTTCTCTACTGTAGCCATGCTGGAATGGTAAATAGCTCCGCTAATATTCGCTTGGCGTAAGCATTAGAAGTTCTCTTGACTTGATATAAGAGAACTTCTAATATCTGTCGCATGAACAACGTGCGATCTCTCCGCAAGACTCTCGGAATGTCCCAGGCCGAATTGGCCAAGAGCATTGGGATCACTCAGTCTGCCCTCTCTCACTACGAGAACGGCAGTTGTGATCCGCTCGTTGAGACAGCCCGGAAGCTCATCGCTTTCGCTGGGACACGTGGAATCACGTGGTGCCTTGAGGACGTCTTCGCACCGCCGAAGGTCGCCCAGCCGAAGGGCACGAAGTGAAGAGCATCTGCATTTTCTGAGAGTCGGCCGGGTGTTGCCCGGCCTTTATTTCGAGCCCGGCCCAACTGGGTAAGCAAGTGGGTAATCAACTGGGTAACGATTGATTTTTCGTATGAACCAGACCGAATTCAGGATGTTTGCGCCGTGGGTACAGGCCGCGACGCTGCCGGAACCGGACATCGAGACGATGACGTTCGAGGCGTGCCTCGAGCGCGCGCTCGAGCTGGGCCTGCGCCGATTCGACCGCAAGACGCTCGCGCGGAACTGCGGCATCCACTATCCACACTTCGCCGACCTGGTCGCCGGGCGCCGGCCGTTCCCGGCCACGAAGCTGCACCTGTTCTGCATGTTCACGGGCTGCGACTACCCGAGGCAGTGGCTCGCGATTGAGGAGCGCAAGGCGATCGAGGAGTACCGCCGTCTCAGCCAGCAGGCGATCGGCGAGTTCGTACAGCAGGCATTCGGTCAGCGTGTGGCGGCTGCATGACGTTGACACTTAGCCAGCGCGACGTCGGCAAGCACTTCGCCCGCAAGCTCGGGCGTCCCATGACCTACCTCGGCATCGTCGAGCAGAAATACCTCTTTATCTTCCGCGATCCCCCTCAGGACTATCTCGCTTTCCATCCGGACCAGCTCTGGATGCTTGAGCGCGTGCGGCCTGAGGCGGCCCCGATCGACAACCAGAAGGAGGGCTGCGAGTGCTGACCCTGTTCGAACGCGCGGCGTTCCGCGCAGGCTGGCGCGCGGCACGCGCCGGCACTCCCTTCCACGAAAACCCGCTCACCCGCGGCGCGCTCGCGCGGTTCGCTCGCCAGTGGGGTTGCGGCTGGGCGGCGGCGAACGATGCGCGGGGAGGGCTGTGATGTTAGTCGCACACTTCCAAGACGTGCTTGCAGACCGAGCACGTCCAGTGTGGCTTCACGGAATAGTGCCCAGCACGCTGACCGGGCGTGAAGTCGAGCGTCACCTTTCGCTTATCGGGGCCGTCAAAGCACTTCTGGCAGATGTAGTGACGCGGTTCCCCGCTCACTGTGATACCGGTTGCTTCTTCTTTCAAGGCGTACACGAAGGAGCCGCGGCTGACCTCGTGGAGCGAGTAATTGTCGCGCTCGGACTGGGTGCGCTCCAATTCAGTGATGGTCGACCTCGCCGAGCGAAGGGCCTCTTTCAACTCATCGATCTCGTCGCGCGCGGCCGCCTGCTTTTCTTGAAGGGCCAAGGCGGCATTTTGCACGTCGATGACGCGGTCGTTGATCGACTGCTGCATTTCGGCGAGCTTCAGCTCGTCTCGCGCAGCGACCGCGGCTTTCGCGAGGTCAACAGCGTTCTTCAGGCCGGCGATTGCGGCCGTGACAGTCATGATCGGCATCTGGTTCCCTGTCGTGTGGTGGGCCGCGCCCGCCCGCGGCGAAACCATCATAGCGCACTGACGGCGGAAACCAGTGCGCGCTCGGAGGTTGCATGAACTGGACCCACGACGCCCTGCAGGAAGACCTGGCCGCATACGTGCGCGAGCGCACGCAGCGCATTGTCTGGACGAACATGCAGCTTGGTCCGGCCGGCTCGCCGCGGCCCGACGTGTACGCGGTGCCGCTCAGCTTCTCGCGTTTCACGCCGCTCGCGTATGAGGTCAAGGTGTCCGTCGCGGACTTCCGCCGCGACGTCGCAGCCGGGAAGTGGCAGAGCTACCTGCGCTACGCGTCCGGCGTGACGTTTGCGGTGCCGGCCGGACTGATCGGCAAGGCCGACATCCCGGACGGCTGCGGTCTGCTCGCGCGCGCTGACGATGGCTGGCGCACGCTGAAGGCGCCGACACTGCGGCCGATCGACAGCCTGCCGCGCGATGCGTGGATCAAGCTGTTGATCGATGGCATGGAGCGGGAGCGCGAGCGCGTCTCCGCGCATCGGCGCGCCGAGTATGCCGTGACGCTGGAGGTCGAGCGGCGTGTAGGCGCCGATGTCGCGAAGCTGATCCGTGACCGTGATCTCGCGCGGGTGCGGTACGAGCGCGCGACCAGCAATCTGGAGACGGCCGCCGCCGACGCCGATCGGGAGTATCGCGAACACATGCAGCACGCGCGCGAGCGCGCCGAGCGCGACGCTGCGCGGCTCGACGCAGCGCGCGGTGAGCTCGCCGAGGCCCTTGGCCTCCCGCCGGCTGCGTCGGTGCACGAAATCATCATGGCCGCGCGCGACGCCGCGGAGCGCCTGTCCGAATCGCGGGAGATCGCGCGCCTGTCGCGCACGATCGACAGCGTATCCCGTGCGCTCGAACTCGCGCGCGCCGAGGTGCCAGCGATCGCGGGGAGGACTGCAGCGTGAGCCTGATCATTGCCCCGATCTCGCTCGAGGAGGCGAACGCCTACGTCGCGACTCACCATCGACAACACCGGCCGGTCGCCGGGCACAAGTTCAGCATCGCGGTCGTTGATCCACTGTCGCTCGATTCCATCGCTGCGCAGGAACCGCAGATCTGCGGCATCGCGATCGTCGGCCGCCCGGTGGCGCGCGGAAACGACGACGGCCTGACGCTCGAGGTCACGCGGTGCTGCACCGACGGCACGCGCAACGCACGTTCGGCGCTGTACGGCGCGGCGTGGCGCGCGGCTCGCGCGCTCGGCTATCTGCGCCTGATTACCTACACGCTGCCCGGCGAGGTCGGCGCGAGCCTTCGCGGCGCCGGCTGGCGACTTCTCGGCGCGCGCGGCGGCGGCAACTGGAATACGCCCGCGCGGCCGAGCGTCGATACGGCGGCGCACCTTCGCGGGCAAAAGCATCTCTGGGAAACGCGATGAACGAACTCCCGAATCCTCTCACCATGGCTCAGGGGCTTGCCGTGCATTACGATTTCAACTCCCGTCGGGCACGCGGTGCGCACCGTGGCGCCATTGCCGCCTGCCAAATGGCGCATGCCCGACCCCCTTTGTTGGCAGGCGAGGAAAGTGGGCATGGGCATCAAACTGAAGGCGACGCACGAGACCGAGGTCTATATCAGCCGGGGCGGGTATCTTGCCATCAGCCAGGACAGCGGCGACGGCGAAGATTCGATCGTAATTCTCTCGCCGGAGCAGGCGCGGGTCGTAGCGAAAGAGATCACACGTCAGCTCGAGGATACGAGCTGGTGGGAAGAAAGCGTCTTGACCGACGACACCGAGTAACCGCACGCATCGCATGTGCCTTCCTGATGAGGGGGGCACATGTCTAACCTTCCTCTCCCACTCACTCCAGCCGACTGCGACCTGCGCGACTTCGGCTATATGCCGCTCGATGTCGTTCGGCTGCGAGACAGCAGCCTTGCGATGCGGTCGACCGGTGACGAATTCCGTTGCGCCGTTCTCCTCTGGTGCGCTGCATGGCATCAGGTGCCGGCGGGGTCTCTTCCTGACGACGATATCGATCTCGCGAACTACGCCGGCTTCGGCCGCGTCGTCGACGCCTGGCACACAGTGAAAGTCGGTGCGCTACGCGGCTGGATCAAGTGCGCAGACGGACGCATGTATCACCCGGTGGTCGCCGAAAAGGCCAACGAGGCCTATCTGGCGAAGCACAAGCTCGCCTACGACAAGCTGGCGGAACGCATCCGGAAGCGCAACAAGGGGCGCCCGGAGAACGGACTCGTTCCGATGGAGCTTCCGGAATTCGACGCATGGATTGAAATGGGCCGTCCGCTGGAACGCGATCTTTTTCCTGCGGAATTTCCGCCGACTTCCGGCGGAAAGGCGACCAATTTCCGCCGGAAATCCAAAGACGTTCCACCGGAAGACGACCGGAACGGCGCGGACGACGATTCGCAGTCAGGCGCGGAGCAACTGTCAGGGATGTCTGAAAACGGCTCAAAAGACGCTTCTGCCGGAAATACCAGGGCTTCCGCCGGAAGTGACGACATTTCCGCCGGAAACGCAGGCGACTTCCGCCGGAAACAAGCAGGAATTCCGCCGGAAAACTCTCTTAAGGGAGAGGAGAGGAGAGGAACTGAATATGTAAACCCAAGCGGCGGCGGCACAGCACAGGCAGTAGCGGACGACGCGCAGAACGCCGCCGCCGCTTTCGTCGAGATCCTGCGCACCTCGGGCGTAAGCGTTGCCGCGAGCGACGAGTGCGTCGCCAACTGGCCGCTGCGCGGAGCGACGCTCGAGGACGTGCTGACCGCCATCGCTACGGCGCGCCAGCGGCGCGCGAATGACAACTCGACGCAGCCGATTAACGTCGGCTTCCTCGACCGGATTCTCAGCGACGCCATCGCCGCGCGTTCTGCGAACGCTGGCGGGTCGCCGCGCGCCGCTAGCGACTGGTGGCGCTCTTGGGCCGGCATCGTCGAGTGCGGGCGCCAGCTCGGCCACGAGCAGGGTGCCGACGAGCATGCATTCGAATTCAAGCTGCGCGTGTTCCGCGCCGCGGGTGATGGCCCGTGGTGGGACGACCACAACCGCGCGTTTCGCAACACCGCCGGCCCTGTCGCGGCTGGCGCACTGCTGGGAGAGGGTCGATGAACACGCTTACGGGGATCGAGATCGTCATCGATCCGGCATTCGACGACGTTCCGCGCATGCAGGTATCGCGCAGGTTCGAAGAGCTGATGCCCGAGGACTTCGTCCTTGACCTGAACGATTGGATGCGTCGGTTTTTCGGCACGGAGTGCCGCGCGATTCTGATCGGCGATCGAGCAGTCGCGGTTGGGCCGAAAGGCTACGAGGCGTTGAAGCGGGAGTGCGCCGCGAGCTGGACCGAGGCGTCTGCATGACCAGGCCACGCATTTTCCGAGCGATTTACCGCGCAGACATCGGTTACGAGTGGGTTTGTCGCTCGAACGGTGCGACGGGATTGGGCAGCACGCCTCACGAGGCGTACGAGCGCTGGAAGAGCGCGTACTGGGAACCGGCAGAGCACTACGGGAGGGCCGCGAAGTGGTCGAACAATCGCTGATCGCGGCGACGCCCGTCGCGCGCCGCATCGAGTTCGTCGTGCCCGGCAAGCCGGTCGCGAAGGGCCGGCCGCGCTTCGCGCGTCAAGGCGGCTTCGTGCGCGCGTACACGCCGGAGGCGACCGAACGTTACGAGAACCTCGTGAAGATGGCCGCTCGCGAGGCTATGCGCGACGCGCAGCCGTACGAGGGCCCGGTGCGCCTGATCGTGAACATCGGCCTGCCGATCCCGACGAGCTGGTCGGCGAAGCGCCAGAACGCGGCCGCCGCCGGCGCGATCGGCGCGACGAAGAAGCCCGACGCCGACAACGTTGTCAAGGCGTTGAAAGACGGCATGAACGGGGTCGTCTACGCCGACGACGGCCAGGTGGTCGACCTCTGGATCTCGAAGCGCTACGCGCGCGTGCCGGGCGTGCGCATCGAGGCGATCGAATTGAATTTGCAGCGAGCATAGGAGCGGGCCTTGAAAACCATGAACGGAAAGCTGACCATCAACGCGGTGTTGAAGACCATGAGGCCGGGCAGCCGGTACACGGCGACCCGCCTCGCCGAGAAGCTGGAGGTGCCGCTGTCGTCGATGCGGCAACTGCTGGCGACCGACGTCGCGCTCGCGCGGCTCGATTCGAGCAGCACGCGCCGCGGCCGCGAATACTCGATCGCCGGAACCTGCCGCGCGCCGGACGCGCACGTCGACACGCGGGTCCGGCCGGACTTCACGAGCCACCTCACCGGGTACGCCGGCTGGCTGGGCAGCGTGCAGGCGCTGGCCATGACGACGCGGGGTGCGCGATGAGCGACGTCGTCGAATTCAAGTCGGCGTTCGACGCCGTGCGGTTCGCGCTCTGCTACTCGTCGCAGCAGTACGGCGAGACGATGCTGGCGAAGCGGCTGCGCGGCGAGTCGATCGGCACGGGCATGGGCCTGATCGGAGTGGACGGCGCCGGGCAGGCCGGGCAGATCCGTCGGCAGCTCTGGGAGTTGCCCGAGCTGCACCTGTCCGTGGTTGTCGCGCGCGCAGCGCCGCACGATCTGCCGTGCTCATGCGGCGCCGCTTGCTGTAGCGGCCGGACGCCGAACCTCGAGTGGCAGGCGGCGATCGGGTGGCTGACGCAGGCATCGGCCGCCTACTGCTCCGGCTTCTCGCACTTCCGCGTGCGGCGCGCGATCATCGAACGGCTGTTCGGGGTGAAGTGCGACCTGTCGCAGATCGCTGACGACTGCGAGGCTCACCGGAACACGGTCAGCAAGCAGAACGCGGCGGTCCGCCTCTGGATCGACGGGGATCGGAAGGGCGAGACGGTCGGCGTGTCGCAGGTGGCCTGGTCCGCGATCGAGCGTAAGTTGTCGGCCGCCGGATTGTTGAGGGAGAGCGAAACCGCTTGACGATGTGCATTTCATGCACAATAATCCGCCATATTCGATACACGTCATACGTGCGTCCGAAGCAACGAAGCCCGCGAAAGCGGGCTTTTTTGTTTGCCCTCTTGCTCGGAAGTTGTAGGTTGATCAATATTTGGTTTCCAACCACTGGAGACCAGAAATGCCGAAACTTACGCGAGAAATTCGGGAAGTAGTGGTCAACACCGCTGCGAGAGCAGGTCAAGTGAATCAAGCCGCGATTGCATTTCGCGAGCAGGTCGAGCGAGCGATTAGTGTCCCAGGTGCGGCCGAGTTGGGGGTGATTTGGCAGGATTCACCTGAAGGATTGCCACTGCCGGGGTTTGTGCTGAACAGCTTCGGTGGGAAGTTGATAGCCGAATTCGACCATGTGGCGAGCGGGTCAGATTTGATGGGGCGGTTCCGCTTCTACCGTCACGTCGGTGAAGTAGTGCGGCCGAGACTCGCTGAATTCTGGGCGATATTGATCGATGCAGACGGAAGTGCTTCGTGGTCGGTGCCAGGCGAGCTTGAATGGACAACCACCAATGAAGCTGACGTGCGGGAATTCTTGTATCGCCTTCTCGGCGAGTTGTACGGCAAGATCGACAGGGTATGACGCGAAGTCGACATTAGTTGGTTGTTGTATCGAGCTGCGCGCCTTGTGCTAGCTTCCTTCTGGCCGTGTCGCCCGGAAGCGGTAAAGCCAGCGCGATGAAGGGCATTGGCGGGTTTCCGCCAGCCCTGCTGGCACCAGATGTGTAGAGCCCGCTGAGCGAAGGCCAGCGGGCTTTTTCGTTGCGAGCGCTACCGCGCTCGATTACGGAATCAGGTGTTTCGCCGCGTGCTTCGCCAGGTCTTCGATCTGCTGAATCGTCAGCGAATGGGCGTTGTGATGCTGCTCGAGTTTCACCAGCACGCTGATGCTGTTCGTGCCGTCCGAAAGGTTGACGTTCAATGCACCATGCGGGGCAACGTGAGGGTTCAAACCTACGTGCGTGAGTTTCATTTGCTTCTCCGATAGTTATGTGACCGCGACAGCGCTTTGCACCCGCGGTTCGCGGATATGGCATCGGCATTTCTGCTTTCAATGGCCGATGTCCCGAGGTAATGAAGATTTTTTGACGTAGATCAAATCGGTGGGTTGTGACGATGACGAAATCAACCGCCGTCGGTGCTGTATTGCAGGCACCTCGGCCATCGCCCCCCGATCTGCTGTTCGACGACTCGAATTGGATCCGACCCATCGTACCGGCCGATGGCGTCGCGGAGTGGGTCGCTGAGACGTTCCTGCGCGCCGGCGCGCCGCTGCACAACCCGGACCATGAGCACCTGATCGACACCGACGTCGCCTACCTCTGGGCGGCAGTCGAGAACGTCCGCCAGATGCGCCGCGTCGTCGGCCAGTGCGAAGAGGTGATGATCCGCGCCGGCGGCTGGCAGCGCGCCCGGCAGGAGCAGCAGCTCTGCGAGTGGTTCGGCCGCGTGCCGGCCTTCTTGATCACGCTTGACGCGCACTACGCGCGCGAGTGCAACGACCTGCAGTGGTGCGCGCTCGTCGAGCACGAGCTGTACCACATTGGCCAGCGCGTCGACGACTTCGGCGCGCCGGCGTTCACCAAGGACGGCATGCCGAAGCTCGGCATCCGTGGCCACGACGTCGAGGAGTTCGTCGGCATCGTCCGTCGATATGGCGTCGGCGGCGGGGCCGGTGATACGGCGAAGCTTGTCGACGCCGCCCGCCGCGCACCGGAAGTCGGCCACGCCGACATCGCGCGCGCCTGCGGCACCTGCATCCTGCGGGCCGCGTAGCCCATCTGAACGTTTCCCACCATGGCAGCACTCCCCGAACCCATCAAGGTGTTCGTAACGCAGGCGCTCGCCTGCTTCGACACGCCGTCGCGCGCCGCGAAGTCGGTGCGCGAGGAGTTCGGCGTCGAAGTGTCGCCGCAGCAGTGCGAGCGGTACGACCCGACGAAGCGCGCCGGATCGACGCTGAGCAAGAAGTACCGGGAGATTTTCGAGCGCACGCGCGAAGAGTTTCTGAAGGACACCTCGCGCATCGGCGTCTCGCACCGCGCGGTGCGCCTGCGCGCACTCGATCGTGCCGTCGGCATCGCCGAGCAGCGCGGCAACCTGCCGTTGATGGCGCAGCTGCTCGAACAGGCGGCGAAGGAAGCCGGCGACGCGTTCACGAATCGGCGTCGCCTCGAGCATACCGGGGAGGACGGCGGCCCAATCGTGAATAGGACGGTCGTCGTCGATGAACAGCAGGTCGCAGCCGCCGTCGCCAAGCTCGAAGACGAGTATTGACCCCGCCATCGAGCGGGCTGTCCTGAAGGCGAAATGCGAGCGCGACCACCTGTTTTTCAGCCGGTACTTCTTCAAGCACCGGCAGGCGATCAAGTTCCGCGTGAACTGGCACCACGTGCTGATCGCCGACGCGGTGCAGCGCGTGATCGACGGCAAGCTGAAGAACGTCGTCATCAACGTGCCGCCGGGCTCGTCGAAAACCGAGCTCGTCGCGATCAACCTGATCGCGCGCGGGCTCGCGCTGAACCCGCGCGCGCGCTTCCTGCACATCTCGTACTCGGACGATCTGGCGCTGCTGAACAGCGAGGCGGCGCGCGACATCGTCGCGTCCACTGAGTACCAGGCGCTCTGGCCTCTGGAGATCGCCGACGACGCGAAGTCGAAGAAGCGCTGGAACGTCCTGGTCGGCGGCAAGAAGGCGGGCGGCGTCTACGCGGTGTCGCTCGGCGGCCAGATCACCGGCTTCCGGGCCGGCCACATGGCGGAGGGCTGGCAGGGCGCGATCATTATCGACGACCCGTTGAAGGTCGAGGACGCGTACAGCAAGACGAACCGCAACAAGGCGAACCGCAAGCTGCTGTCGACCGTGAAGAGCCGGAAGGCGAATCCGGACACGCCGATCATCGTGATCATGCAGCGGCTCGCCGAAGAGGATCCGACTGGGTTCATCAAGTCTGGCAAGTTGCCCGGCGAGTGGGAGTTCATCGAGATCCCGGCGCTGATCACCGACGACTACGTCGAGAAGCTGCCGGCGCACATCCGCGCGCTGGTCGAAAGCGATGAGCGCGACGACGACGGCCGGTACAGCTACTGGCCGTACAAGGAACCGCTGCAGGACCTGCTGGCGTCCGAGAAGGCCGATGCATACGTCTTCAACGGCCAGTACATGCAGCGGCCGTCGCCGCTGGGCGGCGGGATCATCCAGAGCGGCAAGTTCCTGCGCTACGGCGCGCTGCCGCAGTTGCAGTACCGGAAGATCTTCGCCGACACCGCGCAGAAGACCGCCGAGCGCAACGACTACAGCGTGTTCGAGTGCTGGGGCCTCGGCTACGACAACCGGGTGTACCTGATCGACCTGGTCCGCGGGAAGTGGAAGGCCCCCGAGCTCAAGCAGCGCGCGATCGACTTCTGGAACAAGCACGCGGCGATCGGCGCTGACGACCCGGGCGCGCCGGCGCTTCGCCAGATGAAGGTCGAGGACAAGTCCAGCGGCACCGGGCTGATTCAGGACATCCAGGCTGAAGGCGGCATCCCGATCGAGGGCATCGAGCGCGTGAAGGACAAGCTGACGCGCGTGATGGATGTCGTCAGCCACATCGACGTCGGTAACGTCGGCGTCCCGCTCGACGCGCCGTGGGTCAGCGATTTCCTGAGCGAGTGCGACTCGTTCACAGCCGACGACACGCACATGCACGACGACCAGATTGATCCGATGGTCGACGCGATCAACGACATGCTGGGAGGCGCGAAGGACCTGTCGGTCTGGGAGCGGCTCGCCGGTTAAGCACGACAGGATTTTCCGGAATGGCGCGAAAGAAACAGCAGGTACGGCCCGCGCGCGTGGCCGCGACGCCGCACGCGCAGCGCACGACCGACTCGTTCGCCAACTTCCAGGCGCGGCTCGGATGGGGCGCCGACAACCAGGCGTCGGCGTCGCAGTACACGCTGTCGTACCAGAGCCGGAACCGCGTCTGGCTGGAGGCCGCCTATCGCGGTTCGTGGATCGTGCGCGCCGCGGTAGACGCGATCCCCGAGGACATGACGCGCAAGGGCATCGAGATGTCCGGCCTCGATCCGACCGACGTGTCGAAGATGGAGACGGCGCTCACGCGCAAGGCAATCTGGGATCAGCTCTGCGACACCGGGAAGTGGGCCCAGCTGTACGGCGGCGCGATCGCGGTGATGCTGATCGACGGCCAGGACATGTCGCAGCCGCTTCGGCGCGAGACGATCGGGCGCGGGCAGTTCAAGGGGCTGTTGGTGCTCGACCGCTGGATGGTCGCACCGCCGGTCGGCGAGGTCGTCACCGAGTTCGGCCCAGACCTCGGCATGCCGAAGTACTACGACGTGCTGCCGTCGACCGTTGGGCTGCCGCAGGGACGCATTCACCACTCGCGCGTGCTGCGAATGGACGGCGAAGCGCTGCCGTTCTACCAGCGGATCAGCGAGAACGGATGGGGACTGTCGATCCTCGAGCCGATGTGGGACCGCCTCATCGCGTTCGACAGCGCGACGGTCGGTGCCGGGCAGCTCGTCTACAAGGCGCATCTGCGTACGCTCAGCGTCGAGAAGCTGCGCGAGATCATCGCGGTCGGCGGCCCGGCGCTCGAAGGTCTGCTGAAGCAGGTCGAGAACATTCGGCTCGGGCAGTCGAACGAAGGGCTCACGCTCATCGACGCGACCGACAAGTTCGAGACGCACCAGTACGCGTTCAGCGGGCTGTCGGACGTGATGCTCCAGTTCGCGATGCAGCTGAGCGGCGCAACGGGCATCCCGCTCGATCGCCTGTTCGGCCAACAGCCGGCCGGACTGAGCGACACCGGCGAAGGCTCGCGGCTGCTGTACCACGAGAAGGTCCACACGCGACAGGAGCGTCGGCTGCGCAACCCGCTGCACGGCTTGCTCGACGTCATGTGCCGTTCGGAGATCGGCCAGCCGCTGCCCGAGGATTTCGCGTACGAATTCCGCCCGCTGCAGGAGATGTCGGCGGCCGAGAAGTCGGAGATCGGCAACAAGACGGTCGATTCTGTAACGAAGGCGGTCGACGCGGACCTGATTCCTCGCAGCCAGGGCATGCGCGAGCTGAAGGCATCGTCACCCGATACCGGCATGTTCGGCGACATCTCCGACGAGGCGATCGAGCAGGCCGAGCGCGACGAGCAGGGCGACGAGCCGCCGGCGATCGACATGGCGCTGCCGACCGGGCCGACTGCCGCGGCCGGCGCGCGCACGAACGATTCCTTGATCCGCAGGCTGTTCCGACGCCGATGACGCTCACCCTCGACCGAAAGCGCGGCCGGCGCAAGAACCCGGTGCGCCTGAGCGGGCCCGAGCGTCAGTACAGCCTCCAACTACGGAAGATCGCCGAGCAGGTCGGCGTGCTGGTGAACGGCTTCCCACAGGGCGATCCGCAGTGGGCGCCGACGATCGAAGAGCTGCTGCGGCGGTACGCCGAGGCACTCGCGCCGTGGGCCGAGGCGACCGCCGCGCGGATGCTGGCTGACCTGAGCCGGCGCGACGAGCAGGCGTGGATGCAGCAGGCGGCCGACATGTCGCGCGCGCTGCGCGACGAGATCCAGAACGCGGCAACCGGCGAGACGCTGCGCGCGCTGATGGCAGAGCAGGTGACGCTGATCAAGTCGATCCCGCTCGAGGCCGCTGAGCGTGTGCACCGGCTGACCATCGAGGGGATGGTCGACAGCACGCGCGCGGCGCAAATCTCGAAGGCGATTCAGGAGTCCGGCCAGGTCGCGAAAAGTCGTGCGGACCTGATCGCGCGGACCGAGGTCTCGCGCGCCGCGACGTCGCTCACCGAGGCCCGCGCGCGAAGCGTGGGGAGCACGCACTACATCTGGCGGACCAGCGGCGACAGTGATGTCCGCGCCGGCCACCGCGCGATGGAGGGCAAGGTCTGCGCGTGGGACGAGCCGCCCGAGGTCGAGGAAAACGGCAAGTACATGCGGTTCCACCCCGGACAGATCTGGAATTGCCGTTGCTGGGCCGAACCGATCATTTCCGAGGACTGACATGAACCACGCCAAACCTCCGCTCGGCCTTGTGCCGAAGTACATCCACGACGAACGCCGCATGAAAGAGATTCTGGGCGCGATCGAGCGTTACAGCGACACCGGCCTACCCGTCCCGGTGGAATGGGTGCAGGAACTGAGCGCCATCATCGCCGAACGGTTTCCTGCGAAATAAGCGCGAGTCGGATAGCCATGAAGCCATTCGTTTTTCGAATTCCCGCTCTGCTGGCGTACCGGCGGCACGGCGACCTCGCGCATCTGCAGATCCTCGGGCGGTGCATTTACGTCCGCGCCGGGAGACGCCATCGCCTGATGGGCATCGTTTGGGGCAGCAATTGACCACGACGACCCGCGAATTCACGTTCCGCGTGCGCACCGCCTGGTGGCTGCCGCTGTACATCCGGGCCCTGATCGTATGGTGCCGGGTCACTCGAGCCGAGCCCGATTACGAGCGAGTCCGCCGCGTCGTCGCGCGCGGCATCCGAACCAGTCTCGAAGGCTGACATGCGCATTTACACCATCGACCACGCGTGCACCTGCGGTTCGCACGCGCCGCGCGCTCGCGCGCATACCCGCGACGGCGTGACCGCATCCGGCATGTTCACCGCCGAGAAGATCGGCACGCGCCGCTCGCTGACGCCCGAAGGCTTCCTGCTCTGCGAGGAGGTGCCGATCGCGCGCGTCGGCTCGCAGGATTACGCCTACTTCGAGCTGCCTGAGCTCGAGGCGAAGGACGGTGTCATCGTCGCCGAGCGCACCGCAGACGTGCTGTTCAGCCCCGAGACGCTCGCCAGCTTCGAAGGCAAGCCGATCACGATCGACCATCCGCCGGACTTCGTGACACCGGCGAACTACATGGCGGTCGCGCGCGGCACCGTCCGCAACGTGCGGCGCGGTGAGGGCGCGCAGTCTGAGCTGATGCTCGCCGACCTGCTGATCACCGATGCCGAGGCGATCCGACGCGTGCAAAGCGACGGGCCCGACGCGCTCGATCAGGTCAGCAACGGCTACGACGCCGACTACGAGCAGATTGCGCCTGGGCGGGCGCGACAGGTGGTGATCGTGGGCAACCACGTCGCCCTCGTGAAAAACGCCCGCTGTGGCCCCGTGTGTTCCATCGGGGATAGCGCTTCCAACCTACTCCCGACAGGAGATTCCAGCATGGCAAACAAGAAGCAGTCGACGTTGCTCGAGAAGCTGCGCAAGGCTTTCATGACGCGCGACTCGGACGCGTTCGAGAAGGTCGCGAACGAGATGACGGGCGACGAAGGCGAGGGCGAAGCCGGCAACGGGCAGCCTCAGATTCACATTCACGTGCCCGGTGCAGCCGGCGATCCGAAACCCGGCGCGGTTGCGGCAACCGGTGACGAAGGCTCGGGCGGTGGCGAAAGCGATCCGCTCAAGCAGGTGCTCGATGCGGTCCAAGCGACCAACGGCAAGATCGATGCGCTCGCCGAGCGCGTGACGAAGCTCGAGGGCGGCGGCACGCCGACGGGCGACGATGACGACGAAGGCGATGGAACCGGGACGACCGACGACGACGGCACGGGCGCCGGCGGCGACGACGGCAAGGGAGGGGCGAAAACCGGCGACAGCGCGGCGCTGCGCGACGAGTTCCAGGACGCGCTCTCGCGCGCTGAGATCCTCGCCCCGGGCGTCCGCCTGCCGACGTTCGACGCGAAGGCCGTGCGCAAGAAGACGGTCGACGCGATCTGCGTCCTGCGCCGTCGCGCGCTGCGCGCTGCGATGGACAACGAGAACGTCGCGGCAGTCAAGGCCGTGACCGGCGGCGCGGACATCTCGGGCATGCCGTGCAGCGCCGTTCAGGCGTTCTTCAACGCCGCGTCGGAGGTCGTACGCGGCAAGAACTCCAGCGTCTCGGGGCGCCGTACGAACGATTCCGCGCAGAACGAGCAGAAGGACATCAACCAAATCCACGCGGACTTCTGGAAGACCCGCAAATAAGGAGCCGACATGCCCTCGTATCAAGCCTATCAGTACCGCATGCCGGCGGGTTTCCCCGGCGATCTCCAGCGCGCCGAAGTCGCCACGATCGAGACGCAGCTGATCGATCCGGCCGCACCGCCGACGGCGTTCGGTGTGCCCGTGAAGATGGTGAACGGCAAGATCCAGCCGATCAACAACGCGGCGGACACCGCGGCGAGTGTCTACGGCGTGAACCTGCGCGCGTACCCGATCCAGGGCAATGGCACGGATCCGCTCGGGACGTCGACGCCGCCGACGAGCGGCCCGACCGACATCCTGAAACGCGGCTACTTCGACGCCGCGCTTGGCGGTACCGCGCCGGCCACGAAGAACGGCACGGTGTACGTGCGTGTCGCCGCGGCAGCCGCTGGCAAGCCGCTCGGTGGTTTCGAGGCTGCGGCCGACGGCACGAACACCGTCGCGATGCCGTCGAACTGGTATTTCACCGGCCCGGCCGACTCGTACGGCATCACCGAGATCGCCGTCAACATCTGATCCGGCGCTGAACAGCGCTTCACCCGAAGCCCCGCAATCGCGGGGCTTTTGCATTTCTGGAGCCATTACATGGACATGTCCGAACTGAAGCACCTGCGCCGGGCCGGGGCGTCGATCCCGATGTCGGCGGCCGTCGCGGACGCGACGCGCCGACTGATCCGCGCGCGCACGCAGGACCAGCAGTACACCTACGATCGCGCGACGATCGACTCGACGGGGGCGTTCCTCGTCGGCCAGCTCGAACGCCTCGACCAGACGCTCAACGAGCCGCTCGTCGAGTACACCTGGTCGCGCGATGTTCACATCCGCACCGACGTGTCGGCGGCGGACGAACTCGCCTCGTTCACGAACTCGGCGTTCGGGATGAGCGGCGGTATCAACCCGAACGGCTTGAACTGGATCTCGAACGAAGGCAACGCGCTTGCCGGCCCGTCGGTCGACATCGGCAAGACGGCGCAACCGATGCTGCTCTGGGGTGCCGAGGTCAAGTACACGGTGCCCGAGCTCGTGAAGTCGCAGCAGCTCGGCACGCCGATCGACGCGCAGAAGGTCGAGGCGATGAACCTCAAGCGCAACATGGACCTCGACCAGATCGTCTACTACGGCGATCCGCTGATGAACTTCACCGGGCTGGTGAATTCGACGAGCGCAGTTGGTAGTGTCACGAACGTTCCGAACGGCGCGGCGGGCACGCCGCAGTGGAACACGAAGACTCCCGACGAAATTCTCAAGGACGTCAACGAAATCCTCACCTCGGCGTGGCAGGCATCGGGCTGGAAGGTAAAGCCGAACAAGCTGATGCTGCCGCCGGCCGTGCTCGGCAGTCTCTCGTCGCGGATCATCAGCAATGCCGGCAGCAAGTCGATTCTCGCGTACCTCATCGAGAACAATATCTGTCGGCAACTGGGCACGCCGCTCGAATTTCTCGAGCTGAAGTGGCTGATCGGCGCGGGCGCAGGAGGCACGCAGGGTCAGCTCAACACGGTGGACCGGATGGTCGCGTACAACAGCGACAAGAAGTACGTCCAGTTCCCGATGACGGACCTGCAGCGCACGCCGCTCGAGTACCGTTCGCTCTACCAGATCACGACCTACTGGTCGCGAATCGGGCGGATCGAGTGGCGCTACGGTACGACGGCTGCTTACCGGGACGGAATCTGACATGGCACAAGTCAACGTTCTCAAGGCGTTCACGATTCGTCTGACGCACGAGGGTGAGGAAGTCGTGCGTGCGATCCAGGCCGGCGTGCAGGATGTCGAGGACTACATCGCTGCGCACTGGTACGCGAAGGCGCACATCGGTCCGATGCCGGCCAATGTCGCTGATGGCGCACCGTCGGAAGTTGATGCAGCGGCCCAAGCCGCCGCCGAGGCCGCGGCGATCGCGTCGGCGAAGGCCGATCTGCAGGCGGAGTCGGATCGCCTGGAGAAGCTGCGCGTCGAGCTCGATGCGGTCGGCAAGGGGCTCGACGAGCGCGCGGCAGCGCTCGATACGCGTGAAGCCGCGGTGACTGCGAGCGAGAAGGATCTCGCCACGCGCGCCGCGGCTTTCGAGGCGGCACAGAAGGATGCCGCGAGTTCCGCCGCGAAGGATGGCGCAACCGACAGCGCGTCGCAGAAGTCCGGAAGCGGGAAGAAGGCATAATGGCCTCCCGGCGGCGTGCCGGATCGGCGCGCGCCGGGCACCCGCACACTCGATGAGGTGATCCGTGGACGTATCACAGTTCAGGCAATCGTTTCCTGAGTTCGATGCAACGACGTTTTCCGACCCGCTCGTGCAGTTCTGGCTGACCGTGGCGGTCTCGCTCGTCAACGCCGAGCGCTGGGGCGAGCTGACTGACCTGGGCGTCGCGCTGGTCACCGCGCACCACCTCGCGCTGGCTGCCAAGGATCAGAAGACGGCGGCGATTGGCGGCGTGCCCGGGCAGGTGACCGGGCCGCAGTCGTCGAAGTCCGTCGACAAGGTCAGCACCAGCTACGACACCGCAGCCGTCGCGATCAAGGACGGCGGATTCTGGAACGGCACGATGTACGGAATCCGGTATCTCAGCCTCGCACAGATGATGGGCGCGGGCGGCATGCAGCTGTAACGCCGCTGATGCCCATCGGGAGAATCCCATGGGCATGACATTCGACCGCCTCGACGAGATCCTGAAGTCGATCAGCGGGCTCGTGCAGAAGGAGGTGCTCGTCGGCGTACCCGACAGCACCGCGGGCCGCAAGGACCAGGGCGAGCCGCTGAGCAACGCCGAGATCGGCTACATCATGGAGAACGGCTCGCCGGCCAACAACATACCGGCACGCCCGCATCTGGTTCCCGGCGTGCAGGACGCGCGGCCGAAGTTCGAGCCGCAACTGCAGAAGGGCGTCGAAGCGGCGCTCGACGGCGACCTCGAGAAGGTCGAGAGCAGCCTGAATCGCGCGGGCCTCGTCGCACAGAACTCGGTGCGCGCGAAGGTCAACAGCAACATCCAGCCCAAGCTCGCTGACACGACGCTGGCCGCGCGCCGGCGCCGCGGCGTTATGCGCGAGAACACTCTGATCGATACCGCCCAGTACCGCAACTCGATCACGTACGTGGTCCGCAAGAAGTAGTTCCCAGCTTTCCTGATTCCGAGGGCCGCCGAGTGCGGCCCTTTTGCATTGGAGTTCCGCATGGCGTTCCTCGACGTTACCGACGTCCTGCTCGATCCGGATTTCATGGATACCGGCCTGGTCTGCAACCGCATGACGCAGTCGGTAGACATGCACGGGCGTGCTCAGAACACGCAGACCGCGACGCCAATCGCCGCAGTCGTGACGAGCGACAGGGGCGACATCCTCCACCGGAACGCAGACGGGAGCCGGATCGTCGGCTCGATCACGCTGCACACGCCATTCAGATTGCGCGACGGCGGCCCCGACGGCAGCGCCGACGCGGACGAAATTGTGTGGGAAGGGATCACATACACGGTCGTCAACGTGAACGACTACTCGCACTTCGGCCGCGGATTCGTCTGCGCAACGTGTGACATCAAGCCTCTCTCGGGAACCCCATGAACGACAGCTCGACCGGCGGATACCTGGCGCCAACCGTCGATGCGCCGCCGGACGAGGACGACGAACTCGACGATCTGGTCCACGACCTGATTGCAGGCGTCACGGCGCTGCCGGGCAACCTCGTGCGGCCGCGTTGGCAGACGACCGTCCCGAAGCAACCGGAGCCATCCGTCGATTGGTGCGCGTTCGGCGTGCGGGAGCAGGAGCCGGACGCCGCGCCGGCGATCCAGCACGACGGCACCGGCGAAGGCCACGACACGTACATCCGACACCAGGACATCGACGTCCAGTGCACGTTCTACGGACCACACGCGAAAGGCTATGCGCAGCGGCTCGCCGACGGCCTTGCGATCCCGCAGAACCGCGAGCAGCTCCAGCTGCTCGACATGGCGTTCGTCGGTTCCGGTGCGATCCGCCCGGTGCCTGACCTGGTCAACCAGCAGTGGGTGCGGCGCTACGACATGACCGTGACCCTGCGCCGCAAGATCACCCGGACCTACGCGGTCCTCAACCTCAAATCGGCCACCGTGGCGACGACGACCGACTCGTCGACGCCGGTGGCCGGCGTTTCGAACATCCACTCGTAGGGGACCAGCATGTCCAACGGATTGCCGGTATCGCGCCTGATCAACGTCACGATCAACCTCGCAGCGCTCGCGGCGCGGGGCGCGAATATGAACACCGGGCTCATTCTCGGCCCGTCGGCCGTCATCGACACCAACGAGCGAGCGCGCTCGTACGGTGGCATCACCGAGGTGACAGGCGATTACGGCACGAACACGCCGGAGTACTTCGCCGCGGCGCTGTATTTCAACCAGGTGCCGCAGCCGCAGCAACTGATGATCGGCCGCTGGGCGAAGACGGCGACGTCGGGCTCGCTGCGCGGTGGCGCGCTGTCGGCGGCGCAGCAGGACATCACCGTCTGGAAGGCGATCACGACCGGCGCGTTCAACATCTCGATCGACGGCACCGCGAAGGCCGTCACGGCGCTGGATTTCTCCGCGCAGACCAACCTGAACGGTGTCGCAACGGTGATCAACGCCAAGCTGACGGGTGCGACGATCGTCTGGAATGGCTCGCAGTTTGTGGTGACGTCGAGCACTACGGGCACGAACTCGAAGGTCAGCTATGCGACTGCGCCCGGCGGCGGAGCCGATGTTTCGGCGATGCTCGGACTGACGAACGGCCTTGCCGGCACGCCAGCTGATGGCATCGTGCCCGAGCAGCCGGTCGACGCTGTCTCGATGTTCCTCGACCGCTTTGCGAACAAGTTCCTCGGTCTCGACTTCGCCGACGCATCGATCACCGACGACCAGCACATCGCGGTCGCGAACCTGATCGAAGCCGACCAGGCGCACATCTACGGGATCACGACGCAGAACTCGCAGGTGCTTGATTCGACCGTCACGACCGACATCGCGAGTCGCCTGAAGGCGCTGAATCTGAAGTACACGCTCCTGCAGTATTCGAGCTCGTCGCCGTACGCGATTTCGTCGCTTCTCGGCCGCATGCTGACGGTGAACTTTGACGGCAACAACACGACGATTACCGTCATGTTCAAGCAGGAGCCGAGCGTCGCGGCCGAGCAACTCACGACCACGCAGGCGAACACCCTGCAGGCGAAGAACTGCAACGTCTTCGTCGCGTACAGCAACGACACGTCGATCATCCAGTACGGCGTCACTCCGAGCGGCATCTTTGCTGACTCGGTCTACAACGCGATCTGGTTCCGCAACCGTCTGCAGACGGATCTGTACAACGCGCTTTATCAGAGCCCGACGAAGATTCCGCAAACGGATCCCGGCAACGCAAGCCTTGCCGCGGTGCTGGCGACCGGCTGCGAAGCAGCAGTAAACAACGGGTATCTGGCTCCAGGCGTCTGGAACTCCGATGGGTTCGGTGCGATCTCGAAGGGCGACACGCTCGCGACCGGCTACTACATCTACGTGCCGCAGATCGCGACGCAGTCGCAAGCCGATCGTGAGGCGAGGAAGGCCGTTCCGTTCCAGATCGCAGCGAAGGAAGCAGGCGCGATTCACAGCGTCGACGTGCTGGTCACGGTCAACCGGTAAAGGGAGAAGTCACGATGGCAACGTATAGTTTTCAGGATGTCGCGGCGACGATCGTCGGACCTGGTGGTGCATTTTCGCTCGGCTATGGCGAGGCGACTGCGGAAGAAGGCATAACGATCGCGCGTGCGGGCGACAAGAACACGATGACGATCGCATCGGACGGGGAGGGTATGCACAGCCTGCATGCTGACAAGTCTGGTCAGGTCACGCTTCGCTACCTCAAGACAGCGCCGATCAATGCGAAGCTGATGGCGCTCTACGACGCACAGTCGCTCGACAGCCGCCTGTGGGGCAAGAACCTGATTGAGGTGCGCCAGACGGCCGCCGGCGACGTGGTGTCCGCGCGTAGTTGCGCATTCAAGAAGGCGCCGGAGTTGAAGTACGCGAAGGACGGCGGCATCGTCGAATGGGTCTTCGACGCGATCAAGATCGACGGCATCCTCGGGACGTACTGACCATGGCGACCGAAATCGAACTCAATGGCGCGCGGTACGCGATCGGCAAGCTGAGCGCGATGCAGCAGTTCCACGTGTCGCGACGCATCGCGCCGATCATCCCGCCGATGATCCCGGTGCTGGTGAAGTTCTACGCCGAACTCGAACAGGCCGATGCCGCGCGCGACCAGGCGCGCGCGAACAGCGCGCTCGCAGCCCTGGTTGGCGGCGCGCCGGTGCCCGACGCAGCGACTCCCGCGGCCGACCAGTCGCGCGACCTGCTGTCGCTGGTCGACGCGGTTGCGCCGGTGCTGCAGCCGTTCGCCGACGCGCTGGCCGGCCTGAAGGACGAGGACGCCGAATACGTGTTCGGCACGTGCCTGTCCGTCGTCGAACGGGGGCAGGGCGCGGGCTGGGCGAAGGTGTGGTCTGCAGCGCACAAGACGTCGATGTTCGACGACATCGGCATCGACGTGATGCTGCCGCTTGTCGTGCGCGTCGTGGTGGCGAACCTCGGTCCTTTTATCAGCGGGCTGCTTACCAGCCAAGCGAGCAGCCCAGCGGCGATCTAGGCTGGATCCGCACGCTGCCCGGCGGCGAAGACTGGTTGCTCGCGCCGGTACACGCGCAGATGTGCCGGTACGAGTCGCTGCTCGACGGAACGCTCGGCCTCGCCGACGTCGCGCTGATGAACGACTCCCTCGCCGTCCGGGCAGACAACGAAGCGGCGTTCCGCCGCAAGATGGAAAGAGAAAATGGCTGATTCCGTCGTCATCCGCGAATTCCTAGTCGCGCTCGGTTTTAAGGTCGACGAGAAGGGCCTGAAGAAGTTCAAGGAAGGCGTCGAGGACACCACCAAGGGCGTCAAGCAGCTCATCACGACGATCTCCGGCGCGGCACTGACCGTCAGCGCAGGCGTCGCGGCATTCGCGTCGAAGCTCGAGCGCTTGTATTTCGTGGCACAGCGCACCGGCGCGTCGGCTACCAGTCTGCGCGGGTTCGAGTTCGCCGCGAGGAACATGGGCGTCTCGGCCGAGGCGGCGACCGGCACGATCGAGAACCTCGCGCGCTTCCTGCGCAACAACCCGGCTGGCGAGGGCTATCTCGCGACGCTGGGCGTGCAGACGCGCAACGCCAACGGCGAGCTGCGCGACACGGTCGACATCATGTCCGACCTCGGCGGCGCGTTGGCGAAGAAGCCGACGTGGCTCGCGAGCCAGTACGGGAACATCCTCGGCATCGACGAGAACCTGATGCTCGCGATGCGCAACGGGGATTTCGAGAAGCTCCTGAAGCAGTACCGCGAGATGTCGAAGACGACCGGCCTGGACAAGGCGGCCGACGACTCGCACCGCTTCATGACGCAGCTGCGCGGGCTCGGTACGACGTTCGAGAATCTCGCCATCCGCGTCGAAGGCGCGATGCTGCAGAAGATCGGCCCACAGCTCGATCGCTTCCAGAAGTGGATGGACGAGCACGGCGAGCAGATCGCGAATCGCATCGCCGAAATCGCGAACGCCGTGCTGAAGGCCGCCGAGGTGATGGGGCCGCCGCTGGCGTGGCTGGCCGACAAGTTCGTCGAGCTCGACCGCGGGACGGACGGCTGGTCCACGAAGATCCTGTTGCTCGGTGTGGCGCTGAAGATGCTCGGTGTGTTCCGGATCGCAAAGGGGATCTGGAAAATGGCGGCAGCGCTGCGCGCAATGGGCGCGGCGGGTACTGGCACCGCGCCTACCATCTCTGCTCTGATCGGTCGCGTTGGGTCGTTGATTGGTCTGTTGGGGCGACTGTCGGCGATCGCGGGAGCAGCATTCGCTGGCTGGAAAATCGGGGATGCGATCCGCGACTGGTACGACAAGCAGCTCACTCAGGCCAGTGGCGGCCGCTTCCGCTCGTTGTGGGACGTGCTGACGGGAAAGGATCGCCGAGGCCTCGACGCGACCGGCGGTTACACGCAGGAAGAACTCGACAGCGTTAGGAAGGATGGTGGCGGCGGCGCCAAGTTGACGGCGCCGCGCGGCGCGCCGACGGCGGCCTCGCAGGCGCCCGCGGCGGTGCCGGCTGGTGCCGCCGGCACGATGGAGCGGCTGGCCGACACTGCGTTCGGTCGCCTGATCTCGCGCGGCGAGGGCGACTACAACAGCGTGAACCGCGGCGCACGCGGCGGATACCGGTCCGGGACTGAGAACCTTGAGGGCATGACGCTGGCGCAGGTCATGGCGGCGCAGCGCACCGGCCAGTTCAATGCCGCCGGCCGGTACCAGATCATCGGGGGCACGTTGTCCGAAGCGGCGAACGCGATGAAGCTGAACGGCAGCGAGATGTTCGACCGGAAACTGCAGGACCGGATCTTCAGCGAGTACCTGGTGCGCAACAAGCGGCGCGCGATCGCGGATTACGTCGAGGGGCGTAGCGGCGACCTGCGTGCGGCGCTGCGCGCGGCGTCGCGCGAGTGGGCGAGCGTGGCGGACCCGGACACGGGCCGCAGCTACTACGCCGGCAAGGGCAACAACCGCGCGAGCATCACGGCTGCCGAGATGGAGTCCGCGCTGCGCAACACGCGCGCGACGTACCAGCAGCCGGCTGCCGTCGCCGCGCAGGCGGCTGGCTCGCGCGCCGGTGGCGGGAAGATCGAGTTGAACCAGACCACGCAGATCCACGTGAATGGCGCTGGCGATCCGTCGGCGGCCGGTCGCGCAGTTGAGCGCGAGCAGCGCGCGGTGAACGCGGACATGGTGCGGAACTTTCAGGGGGTGATCGCGTGACCCTCGACATGATCATGATCGCGCCCAAGAAGATCGGCAGCATCCGCGTGCAGGTCGCGATCGAGGAGATCCACAACGACGAGCTGACGATCACCGAGCACCCGGTCGAGAAAGGGGCCGAGATCACGGACCACGCGTTCAAGCGACAGCCCGACTTGACCATGCGGTGCGGCTGGAGCAACTCCGACTACGAGGCGCTGCTCGGCGCCGCGGAGGCGACTTTCGAAGGAGGCGGCCTGCCGTCTGCGCAGTACGTCAACGCGATCTACTCGCAGCTGCTCGCGCTGCAGGAGGCGCGCACGCCGTTCGACGTGACGACGAGCCGCCGCCTCTACCGCGACATGCTGCTGCAGGGCCTGCGCCTCACGACCGACTCGAAGACGTCCAGCGCGCTCGTGCTGACTGCGACGCTCAAGCAGATCAGGATCGTGTCGACGCAGGCGACGAAGTTGCCGCCGCGCGAGGATCAAGCGGATCCGGCGTCGACGGCGGAGACGGACAACGGTGGCGTGAAGGCGGCCGTGCCCGCGACGCCGGCGCCGGGCGGCGCCGTGCCGCCGGAGAGCATGTGATGCCGAGCTACTTCGAGGTTCCTTTCTCTCCGCGGCCCGAGCGCTTCACGGTGACGCTCAGCGGCGTCGATTACCGGCTGACGATCCAATATCGGAAGGCTGGCGGCACGGGCTGGGTGCTCGACATCGCGGACGCATCCGACAATCCGCTCGTCAGCGGCCTGCCGCTGGTGACGGGCGTCGATCTGCTCGCGCAGCACAAGCACCTCGGGTTTCAGGGGCGGTTGTGGGTGCAGGGGGCCGCCAGTCCCGATGACGTTCCGACGTATGAGGATCTCGGCATCGGGTCGCATGTTTTCTGGGTGACGGACCAATGAGCGTTCAGCAGTTTGGCCGAAAGGTATCGCTGATCATCGGCTTCAATAGTGGGGAGGCGCTCGACGTGTCCGATCTGCGGATCGTGTACCGCGTGCAGCGCGGCGACCTCCAGACGCCGAACTCGGCGCGGATCCGCGTCTACAACGTGTCAGCGGCAACCGCGCGGCGCGCGCAGAAGGAATTCACGCGCGTCGTGCTGCAGGCCGGCTACGAAGGCAACTTCGGGATCATCTTCGACGGTTCGATCAAGCAGGTGCGCCGCGGGCGCGAGAGCCAGACCACCACGTTCCTCGACATCACGGCAGCCGACGGCGATTCGGCGTACAACTTCGCGGTGGTCAATACGACGCTCGCGGCTGGATCGATCGCGACAGATCACATTGCTGTCGCAACGGCTGCGATGAATCCGTACGGGGTGACGCTTGGATACGTTCCGCAGGTGACATCTAACCCGTTGCCGCGGGGCAAGGTGATGTTCGGGATGGCCCGTGACTTCCTTCGTGGGATCGCGAAAACGACCCAGACGGTTTGGAGCATCCAGGACGGAAAGGTCGTCCTGGTGCCGGAGACCGCGTACATGCCCGGCGACATCCCGGTGATCACGTCCGAAACAGGGATGGTTGGACTCCCGCAGCAGACGGCGAACGGCATCGAGGTGAAGATGCTGCAGAACCCGAGCATCAAGATCGGCCGGCTGATCTGGCTCGACAACGCGAGCGTGCAGCAATACGAGTACAGCCTCAACGTCGGGCAGCAGGCCCAGAACGAGCGGATTGAGATGCAGGCGAAGCTGCAGGACGACGGCTTCTACTACGTGATGCTCGCTGAGCACTCGGGCGACACGCGTGCGAACGAGTACTACACCACCACGACCTGTCTCGCGGCGGACGTCACGGTGCTGCCGGACTCGTTCAAGGACAAGGCGGCTGTGCCGCTGGCCGGCGTCATCAAGAAGTACGGCTAGCGGCCGTACGTCGGCAGCGCCTTGATGGTCATTACCGTGCTGTCGCCGGTGCGTTTCACATCGGCGCGCGGGAGTACGTTCAGCGGCATCGACTTCGTCGGCATCTTCGGCACGATGATCACCGCGTCGCCGTCGATTGTTTCGCCCCAGCAGCCGATGTCCCAGACGCCGCGGTACGACTCGTAGCGACGCAAGTTCTTCGCGTTCGCGAGCGGCAGGTCACATTTCCGCGTCGTGTACAGGATCGTCGGGAACTGATTGTCGACGGTCGCGCCGACCTTCATGCCGGCGAACGGGTAGACGTAGGCGTCGTCTGCGACGGCGGCGGCCGGCGCGATCAGTGCGGCGATCAACAGCAGTTTTTTCATTTTCATTCCATGGATCGACGTGAAAGGGTAGGCGACCCAGAGATCGCCCTCCGGGAAGCGTTCGACGGCTTGCGTGCGGGCGTGTGGACGGCCCTTCCGGGCATCATCCAGTCGTTCGAGAGCGCCGGCGATCGGCCGCCAACATGCAGCGTGCAGCCAGCCATCAAGGCTCAGGTGCGCAGCGTGGACGGCGCGATTCAGGGTGTCGCTCTGCCGTTGCTGGTCGACTGCCCGGTGCAGTTCCCGGCTGGCGGGAATTGTACGCTGACGTTCCCGGTGAAGCCGGGCGACGAGTGCCTCGTCGTGTTCGCGTCGCGCTGTATCGACGCTTGGTGGCAGTCGGGCGGCGTGCAGGAGCAGGCCGAACTGCGGATGCATGACCTGTCGGACGGATTCGTGCTGCTCGGTTTTCGGTCGCGGCCGCGCGCGCTGGCCGGTGTGAGCGGCAGCTCGACGCAACTGCGCAGCGACGACGGGGCGACGTACATCGACCTGAACCCGACGCTGCAGAAGGTCAAGATCGTCGCGCCCGGCGGGTTTGATGTCGTCGCGCCGCTGTCAACGTTCTCGGCGGCGGTGACGATCACTGGCCTGCTGACGTTCGTCGGCGGCATGGTCGGCAGCGCGGCGAGCGGCGCCGCCGCGGTGTTCAACGGCATCCTGAACGTGATCGGCCAGATCACGGCGAACGGCAAGCGCGTCGACGACACGCACACCCACCGAGAAAACGGCGCGGGCAGCAATACCAGCCCGCCGAACTAAGGATTCCCATGCGGTACCGAAAACTCGACGCTGACGGCGATTACGTCTTCGGCGGGGGCGCGGCTGACTTCCTCGTGAATACGCCTGAGACGGTCGCGCAGGCCGTGCTGACGCGCCTTCGCCTGCTGCGCGGCGAATGGTTCATTGATACGACGGTGGGCATGCCGTGGGCGACCGACGTGCTCGGGAAGTACACCGGCGGCACCTACGACGCGGCGATTCGCCAATGCATCCTCGGCACGCAGGGTGTCACCGAGATCACGAGTTACTCGAGCTCGGTTGACCCTGCGACTCGCAAGCTGAGCGTCACCGCGACGATCAACACCATCTACGGCACCACCACGGTGCAAACGACGCTATGACGATTTCGAGCCCTGTTGCGGTAATCGACGCAAACGGTATCAGCGCGCCGTCGTATGCCGAGATCCTCGACTACTGGCAGACGACATATCGGTCGATCCAAGGCCAGGACATCTATATCGAGCCAGACAGCCAAGACGGCCAGTTTCTCGCCGTGCTATCGAAGGCGTTCAACGATTGCAACTCGATGGCGATCGCGGTCTACACCTCGTTCAGCCCAGCGACTGGCCAGGGTGCCGCGCTGTCGAGCAACGTGAAGATCAACGGGATCGCACGCAAGGTCGCGTCGTACTCGAGCGCCGACCTAGTGCTGGTCGGACAGGCCGGCGCCACGATCACGAACGGCGCGGCGAAGGACGGCAACGGCGTGAAATGGTTGCTGCCGTCGACCGTGACGATCCCGCCGAGCGGCACGATCACCGTCACGGCGACGTGCGCGACGATCGGCGCCGTCGCGGCGCGCGCCGGCACGATCAACCAGATCGCGACGCCGGCGTTCGGCTGGCAGACGGTGACGAACCCGGCGGACGCGGCCGCCGGCGCGCCGGTCGAATCCGACGCCGCGTTGCGCCAACGCCAGACCGTGTCGACGGCGCTGCCGTCGTTGACGGTTCTCGACGGGATCGTCGGCGCGGTGGCGAACACCGCGGGCGTCACGCGCTACGTCCCCTATGAGAACGACACGGACGCGACGGATGCGAATGGTCTCCCGTCGCATTCGATTTCGCTCGTGGTCGAGGGTGGCGACGCGACGGCGGTAGCCAACGCGATTGCGTCGAAGAAGACGCCAGGGGCGGGCACTTATGGCACGACGGCGATCGTCGTCACGGACATCTACGGCCGTCCGATCACGATTCGCTTCTTCCGTCCGACGGCCGCGCCAATCACGCCCACCGTCACGCTCAAGGCGCTCGCGGGCTACACGACGCAGACGGGCCAGCAGATCCAGCAGAAGGTGTCGGACTACGTCAACGGCGTGCAGATTGGAGGCGGCCTGTCCGGCAGCGTGGAGTGGGGCGACGCGCTCACGGCGGCGAACAGCGTCGGCGGCGGGGTGACTTTCAAGCTATCTGGGCTGGCGCTGAGCGGGCCGCGCGGCGCCGGCGCGCCGGACGTCGCGTTGCTCTTCAACGAAGCGGCGTCTTGCACGCCCGCGAGCGTGACGCTGGTGGTGACCTGACATGAAGGCTTGCTCAAAATGCAAAGTTGAAAAGCCGCTCGATCAGTTCAGCAAGGACTCCACTCGCAAGGATGGAAAACAGCGTCATTGCAAGGAGTGCAATCGGAAGGCTGGCGAAAAATATCGGGCGGTGAACCCTGAAAAAAGGCGCGCCATGTGCGAGTCCTGGTCGGCAAGAAACCCGGCCAAGAGGCGGGAATATAGCAAGCGCTACGACGACAAAAACCGCGAAAAGGTTGCGGAACGAAGGGCGCTGTACAGGAAAAATAATGCTGAAAAGCTAAAACGGTGGCAGTCCGAAAACAAAGAAACTCGACGAGCCAATGAAGCTAGGCGACGCTCTCGAAAGCGTGAATCTGGCGGGGCACACACCGCGGACGATGTGAAGGCGCTTGTCACTATGCAGAAGGGACGATGTGCTTGCTGCAAGTGCGACATCAGAAGGAATTATCACGTCGACCACGTAGTTCCGTTGGCTCGTGGCGGCAGTAATGATCGGTTGAATCTCCAGTTGCTTTGCCCTACCTGCAATCAGCGGAAGCACGCAAGAGACCCAATCGAATGGATGCAGTCTCAAGGGTACCTGCTATGACGGCATCTATTTCCGATTACACGGCACTGATCACGTCGCAGCACCGCGACAAGCCGCGTTTCGCGGCAACGGTAGCCGCCGTCGTGCAGCCGCTCGTCGACCAGATGAATCTGCTCGCGAGCATGCCTGGCAAGTTCGACCTGGACGTCGCCGTCGGCGATCAGCTCGATGCGGTCGGGTTGTGGGTGGGCGTGTCGCGACGGATCCGCACACCGTTGGCGGGAATCTACTTCTCGTTCGACATTGCAGGGCTTGGCTTCGACCAAGGGATCTGGAAGGGGCCGTTTGACCCAGACACCGGTTTGACCGTGCTCGACGACGACACGTATCGGCTGGTCATCCGCGCGAAGGTCGGCGCGAACCACTGGGACGGGACGCTCGAATCGAGCGCGGCGATCCTGAACAGCATCTTCGGCGCTGACACGCACGTCTTCATCGAGGACCACCAGGACATGTCGATGACGATCGGGATCTCCGGAAAGGTGCCCTCCGCAGTATTTCTTGCGCTGCTCGCGGGCGGCTACATCCCGCTGAAACCCGAGGGCGTGCGCGTCAACTACACGGTCGTCACGACGGTCGACGGCGCGCCGTTGTTCGGCTTCGACATGAACAACCAGTTTGTCGCCGGCTTCGACGTCGGCGTGTGGGGCCGGCCCGTCTGACCCGCAGAACGAATTCCACGCCTTGAGCCGCCTTCGGGCGGTATTTTTTTGCTCGGAGCATTGATGGTAACCAATGACTTTCTCGCGTTCGGCGGCGGTGGCGCTGCAAACGTCATCGATCAGGCTACCTACGCTGCGCTCGTAGCTCGCCTGACCGGCTTCCAGTCCGGAGCGGCGCAGTCGGGTCAGCTCAATAAGGTCTGGCGCCAGTCCAGCATCATGGCTGCGGTCGTCGCACAGTTCGCCGCGGACTATTCTGGTCAGAACTCGACGGACGACGGCACTACCGCGACGCTCGAGGCAAACCTCATCGCAGCGATCCGGAACGTCACGAAGGCGAGCGTTTTGCTCGTCGACACTGGGGCGGTGAATTCCTATGCCGCGGCGAATACGCCCCCACTGGTTGCTGGCCAGTTGACGAATGGCCTGATTCAACAGGTCGTCATCGCTCATACGAACACGGGCGCGTCGACGTACGCCCCAGATGGGTTGACCGCTTCGCCGATCTACGGGCTCGGCCTCCAGCCTCTGCAGAGTAACGAGCTGCTGATCAACAGTACCGCAGTCCTGATGCGCGCGACCATCGCAGGCGTGAACGGCGGCAACCCGATCTGGGTGCTCATGGAGTGCGCCGGCGGTGCGCAGCAGGTCCCGGTGCCCACGCAAAGCCAGCATGCCGCCCAGCTCGCGAACATCGGGAATTTTCAGGGTGTCGTCACGGTGTCTGCCAACTTCACGATCCCGAGTACCGGATTCGGGAACGTGTACCAGACGGCGCCTGGGAGCACCGGCGGCTTTACCATCACCATGCCGAGCGCGGCTGGCAACAGCGGAAAGTGCGTTGCCATTTTCAACTCGAGCAGCGGCAGCATTACACTCAGCGCGAGTAACATCAATACCGCATATGGTTCAGGGTCATCGGTTGTATTGCCACCTGGCTCGACGGCGCTCCTTTCCTGCGACAACACTTCGTACAACGGTATTGGGGGCTCTGCCGGCTCTGGCTCAGGCGTCCGACCGCAAGCAGCGAGCGGTACCGGACAATGGACAAATCCGAGCTTGACTGGCTCTGGAGGCAGCACGTTTTGGACGTTGCCGCCTGGTGGATCCTGGGCATATTTCGTATCCAATAGCGGATCTTCTTCCGCTGGTATTGCAGCAGGCGGAAGCAATGTAATGGGCCCATTTACGGCGTCGAATTCAATTGGATTTTGCTGGAGAATTTTGTAATGACTGGTAAAACGATTGATTTCGCCAAAATGGGATTTGCTTCTAGCGTATCGGCAACGTCCATGACTCCATCTGTGGATGGCTATTGGGGCACCTTGAACGGGTTGCCATACCATATCCATCCATCCGTTACACCGGAAGCGTTTTTGTCACTCGAAGCGGCAATCGCAGCTGATGAAGTGACGGTCGAGTCTTATGCCGCGCCGCAAATTTCGCTTTCGCAGGCGCAAGCATCGCAGAAGTCGGCTATCGATTTGGCATATGCAAACGCCATCGCGCAGCCTGTGAGCTTCAAGACAGCTGGCGGGGTTGTGGGAACGTTCGATGCGGACAAGGAAAGCCAAGCAGCCGTGATGCAAGCCGCCCAAGGCTATGCATTGGCGGGAGCAGTTCCGGCGGGCTTCTATTGGGTATCGCACGAGAATGCGCAGGTGCCATTCGTGCTCACTGATCTTGATGGCCTGTATCAGGCAATGCTGGCGCAGGGGTGGGCCGCGATGCAAAAGCGGCAGAACCTTAAAGCAGAAATCGGAGCCGCTGAGACCGTTGCAGCTGTGCAAGCGGTTGTGTGGGAGTGATGAGACGGAAACGCCCGCATTGAGCGGGCGTTTTGCATTACTGAGGGACCAGTTTTGGTGAGGACGGCTGCTTCTTGAACAGTCTCCGGCTCGGGTAGTCCACCAGATACAGAGCCGTAAGTGATACGGCAAAGGCCATGCCCAGCTGCATCGCCGAGCGATTAACCCCTAGCGAGAGTGCAACAATTAGCGCGGGGATATGGAAAAGGTACAGCGGATACGACCAGTCGCCGAGGAAGTTGAGCGCTGCGATGACCTTCTCGGAGAACTGCTTCCCTTCGCTCAAGACGAGCACAAACACCGTAATGAACATGGGCACGCCCGTTGAGTGCTGGATGGTCAGAGCGAACAGCGACGGTGCGACCAGGATCGTGAACCCGAAGGGAGTGCCGCGAAGGCGGTAATACAGAAAGCCGGTCACCCAAACCCACGATAGGCCGATGATGGACTTCCCGGCGAGGAACTGGTCCATGCCCGCGACGCCAGGTTGCGGGCCATTGAGATTCAGGAAGTAGAGGAACGAAGCCAGCATCCATGCCAGCAGCATCGTGTTCGTTGCCCGCTTGAGGATCGGGGAGATCATGTAGTGCCACCATTCGCCGGCGAGGGACCAGATCGGACCAAGTGTCGGGATGGGGCCGGTGATGATGGTTTGTAGCATCAGCAGCGATGCAATGACCGTCAGTCCGCTCGGGACTGGCATTCGTTGTCCGTCGATCGGCCACGTGAATCCGTTCGGTGCCAAGAGATACATGGACATGCCGAATGCGATGGCTGCAAGATACAGCGGCCAAATGCGGAGGAACCGGCGCCGATAGAATCCGGAATTTTCCCGCTCGAGGCTTGCGGAAATGCTATATCCCGAAAGGATGAAGAACCCGTAGACGGCGCTGAGAGGATTCAGGTAGCCGCCACCGAAAATTTGATAGGGATCGGGGCGCACCAAAAAGACAAAGTGGCCGGCAACTACGACGACGGATAGAAAGAAGCGTAATCCGGCCAAAATGGCCCAATGGCTATCAGTAGTGGGGTTCTTCGCGAAATTCATCTTGTAGTGGTTATCGGGTCAATTCACCAGTACGTCATCGCGTCGCGTTGCTGCCGCATATGGCCCGCAGCCCAGTGTCGACGCGATTTCGTTCCTAGAGCGTAGGGATTGAAATCATCGAGCCGCTCCGCAGCGCGGTATCCGGCTTTGTAGGCATATGTGTGTTCGATCTCCTTCTCAGCGTCTCGATGCAGAAGCGAGCGTAATGCGGTTGTAAGAAAGGCCCTCATTGTTATGTTCCCCGGTCACATTCGTCATATCATTTTTTTGGGCGCATTATATAGTCAGTCGCGCAACATTTCTTTCGCGACGGGCAATAGTGTTGGAAAGTGGTTCGCTTCCTTGAAGGCATAGCCAGCGTCATCTGGGTGCACGCAGTCCGACGAGATGAGCTTCAGGTTCCAGACTGGGTAGAGCTTGAATGCGTCGTAGGTCGGCAGGACCGTGAGCCCCTGCGTCGCCGCGAACTGGCGCATCGTCGCGACGAACTCGTCCGTCATGGAAATATCGAATCCCGGCCGGCAGATGGGATTAGGCTCTTCGAGGACCGGTACAGCGCCGGCCGCCTTGACCGTTTGCACCCACTGCTGCAGCCACGAGCGGTACTGGTCGGGCGTCGCGCGGAGCAGGTACTGATCGTTGATCTGGCTGTTGGTGATCACGATGTCGGCCGGCGTCGGAAGCTGCGCGAGGCGCGTCGCGAGCGGCGTTGGCACGGGCGCAGTGCCCTGGAGGTCTGCGGGGAGTGTGCTGCCTGGGATGGAGCCGTCGATGACCGTGACTACGCCGGCGCCGAGCGCCTTGTCGAAATCAGCCTGCAGGAGCTGCGCGGGCGACTGTATAGCTCGCCTGGTGAGCGGTTGGCCAGAGCTTGGAGCAGCCTGTAGCGTCGGCGAATCAGGATTTTCACCCCAGTTGGTCGAATCGCCGTCGGCGTAGATGACGATGTGCGTCTTCGGCCTGGCGGCCGATGCTGGCGTCGGCACGCTTCCTGATGTCGTTGGCAAGCCGGGCGCGTTGTCACCGCCACCACCACATGCGCAAAGAGAAAGGGCGAGCGCAGCCCCCGCGGCCAGCGCGGTAATGCGATTTTTCATGGATTTACCTCAGGGATAGCCCGATTTGGGCGATGGGTAGACACGAGCCGCCTTCGGGCGGCTTTTCATTTACGGGGAACAGATGAAGAGCGATCTCGCAGCAAGCGTGGCGAAGGCTGCGCCGGCGGTGGGCAGCAACTTTTGGTTGTGGCTGACCAGCCACGACATCAACTGGTATGTCGCGCTTGCGACGCTCGGCTACATCGGGCTGCAGGCGTTCTACCTGATCAAGAACAAAGGGAAGAGGGAGTTGCTCGATGGCTAACGTGCCGAAGAAGACGCTGGTGGGTGTTGTGGGGGCTGCTACGGCAGCCCTTCTTGTTTCTATCGTCCCGAAGTTCGAGGGGACGAAGCTGGTCGGCTACCTCGATCCGGTTGGCATCCCGACGAAGTGCATGGGCGACACGACGAACGTCGTCGTCGGCCAACGATACAGCGGGGCGGAGTGCCGCGAGTCGCTCGAGCGGCAGCTGATCGCGCACGCCGAGCCGGTGCTGAAGTGCACGCCGGTGCTGAAAGGGCACACCTATCAGCTCGCGGCTGCGGTGAGCTTCGCCTACAACGTCGGCACGTCGGCGTACTGCGGCAGTGATACGGCGAAGCGCTTCAACGCCGGTGACTGGCGCGGCGCATGCCGCGCGATGAACCAGTCGGACGCGGGCCGGCCGCAGTGGGTCTATTCGGACGGGCGCGTGTTGCCCGGCCTGGTGAAACGGCGCGCCGAGGAGCGTGCACTGTGCGAGCGCGACCTATGACGACCACGAAAACTCACGAGACGCGCCGGACGCTGTCCGAGGACGTGTTCTACCCGGACCACGAGCCGCGCGCCGAGTCGGCGACGTTTCGCGCGAGCAAGCGCGCGATGAAGAAGGAGGGCGGCTACGTCTGCGCGATGTGCGGCGACGACCAGGCGGTCGAGTCGCACCACCGGTTCTTCGAGTGGGCGTTCTCACACGCGAACGACTGGAAGTGGATCCGCGGCGTCGCGCTCAACCAGGTCGACACGATGTTCAGCCACAAGCTGCAGCGCGTCGTGCCGATCCCGCGGCAGCACCCGGTCTGGGACGTGATCAGGCTGACGCAGGGCTTCGACTGGGAGGCGTTCGATCCGACTCGGCCCGAGACGTTCGTCGATTCGACCTACAACCAACTGCTGCTGTGCGCGCTGCACCACCGCGGCAAGGATCACGGCCGGCACGAGGAAAGCGACCCGATCTGGAGCGTGCAAGCGTTCCTGCTGCCGGGCTTCGTCTACTCGCCGGACGAGCTCAAGCAGCTGCACGCGAAGGAGCCGAAATGATCTTCCTGAAATTCGCATGGCCGTATCTGTTGGCCGCGCTGCTCGGCGCGGCGGCCGGCGCCGGCATCGAGCGCCTGATCGGCGCTCGCGAGCTCGCCGACGAGCAGGCCGCGCGCGCGGCGGACGCGCGGCGGCATGCCGGTGACCTGGCCGAGGTCTCGCAGGCGGCGCTCGCCGCGGAACAGCGCGCGATCGCCGCCCACGACGCGGCCGCCTCGCGGGTGGCCGCCGTCGACGCACAACTCACGAAGGAGCGAAACGACCATGAAAACGAAAATCGCAGCGTGCGCGCTGCTCTCGCTGCTGGCAATGACCGGCTGCGCGTCGCCGTCCGGAACTGCACTGCAGCCGGTGCCGACGGTCTGCCCGGAGCTGCCGGCGCCGCCGGCGTGGGCGATGGTGCCGCCGCCGTCGCAGACCTCGACCCAGCGGTTGCGGAGCGCGTTTTCGGGGTCGCTGGCGACGACCAGCGCGAAATCGACAAACTGAAGGCGGTGCAGGGGTGGGCGTGCGCAGTACGGCCGGCGACGCCGGGCTGCAGGTGATCGCGAACTGGGAGCCGGGAACGCAGACGGACGGCCTTTTCTAGTCCATCGGACCGCAACTGTTAGGGACGGTCAAATTTCGATGGCGCTGCGCCACGGCGCCGCCGCGGCCGTTACGATGCTCGTTCCGTCAGACGACAGTACGAGGCAGGATTGCCGATGTACAACACCCTCTATGTCCCGCTGAATATCGGCACGTGGCAGTGTATGTTGATGCCGCGCCGTCAGTACGACACCAGCAGCATCGATATCCGCTGGGCTTACCGCCGCCGCCGTGACGACATCGAGCGCTTCCAACCGGCGTCGATGCGGAGCCGGGCAAGTTCGAGTTGGTCGTCCAGTTCAAGGCAGGACCAGCAGCGCGAAGACGAAGCGATCAACCGCTGCTTACTCGAAGAGGACTGTCGGGCCTTCGACCTCTACTTCCGGCCAAACTGGGATCTCCGCAGCATCACCGGCGGCCAGGCCCTTAATGCCGTTCAGTCCTTCCTCCGCGAATCCCTCAATCTCGCGCACTGGAACCTGCCGACCGACAACGCCGGCGTCGAGCGTGTACTCCGTAGGGCAGTTGCGTACGGGGATCTGGTGCCGATCGTCAACCGTGACCAGTCGAGCACCGCGTCTACGTTTCGTCCGACGCCCGCGCCGCAGCGCTGGCCAACGAGGTCGACTTACAGTAGCCAGGTGATTCCTGTGTCGTACTACGGTGGTCCATCCGGAGCAGCGGGTGGTGGAAGTGGCGGTGGCGGGTCGGTCCCGGCGGCCGTGCTAGCGGCTTCCGCAATCGATGGCGATGACGGCGGTGGTGCCTTCGACTGGCTCGGCATGGCCGAAGCCGTCGCTGGGGCCGCGCTCGGTGCTGCTGTCGGTTCGGAGGATGGAGGGGACGACACAGCAGCCGGCTTTGTCGCGGCTGACGATGGGAGCGACGACACGGCAACGCTGCTAGGCGACGCGCAACCGTTTGAGTATCAACCGGACACGCTGAATGGCGATGCGTTCGATATAGCCAAGACCCCCAACGAAGGTGAGCCAGGGACGTGGTATACAAATTCAGGCAGCGGACAGATGCGCCTATATGGCGACGACGGCAAGCCGGTGGTTGACTTTGATTTTGACCATGATCACGGTCAAGGAATCCCTCACGCGCACAATTGGGCAATCAACCCGCTCACCGGAAAATTGACGCGTGGATCGGGCGCGCCGATGTCCATTCTTCCGTAATTGAATCAGAGTGCTATATGGATAACGTCCAATACAGGAATGTAATCGGTCTCGAAGGAGTTCCGACTTTCCACGACGCTGAATTGATCCGGATCGAGCATCGTCCTAGCAGCCGAGAACTCCTGCTCGAGTTCCAGCGGGTTGACGGATCAGTCGGAACATTTCGCTTTGTCGGGGTCCTGTCTCAGCGCATGGTTGACTTTGCAGAGCAAAACGTCGTCTCCCGTCTGCTGATTTCCCCGGCGTATTCGTTTTCGACCGCTGAGCTTCGTCAATGGTTAAGCTGGGTTGACGGCCGAACGGACTCACGCCCTCGGGTCGTTGATGCGTCGATGGTTGGGCAATTCGCAGACGACCTTACGTCAAGCCGTCGAGCGTTGTTCGTTCTGGAGCCCTCGTGCGGGGCTGAAGCTGCGGTAGTTTGCGAGGCAATCGAGTTGCGTCTGGAAACCGACAGCTAATTGCGCAAGGGAGGACAGTGTTTTCGAATTACCGCATGCTGGCGCGCCTCATCTCATCTCTCAGCAGATGCCGCAGCCGTTGGAACGGCCCAAAGGGGCCGCTCAGTTCGCCCTTGTCCTTGGCGGATCGATCCCACGTTTCCCACCAGTCCATGATTTTCTGAAGCGATCTCCGGAGCATGACGATCTCAAGGATCAGGCGACGAACCTCCGGATCGCGGTGCGTGCGCCACATCTCACGCAGTTCAGTGTCGCTCGGCGCGTTGAAGGCGGGCATCCTGGGCGCGCGTTTGACGAACGGATCCTTGAGCGGCACCACGTTCCGGTCGACCTTCGTTTCTTCGAGCGGCCGCGCGTCGGCATCGGGGATCAACTGGCCGATATACGAGACCACCTCATCGGCCGTGAACGGCATGTACGTGCGTCGGCGCTCGCCGCTGTCGGGGTCCGTGTACTCCCAGATGTATGCCCAGCGGGGTTTCATAGTACAAAATATCACTGTATGTTTATACAGTGTATCGCGCGGTAAGATGCTCTCGTCAAGTCTCAAAAATGGGGGCGGGCGATGTGCACGAACTACCGAGCACCTGGTGAGGACCCGGGCATCAGCGAACTGAAGCTCGGTCTTGTCGACCTCTGGAAGCGGACACCATGGGAGCCCGAGATTTGGCCGGACTATGCCGCGCCGATCGTGCGAGCCGACGGCGCCGGCGCGGTGGCCGTGATCGCGAACTTCGGCATGATCCCCAAGGACCACCAGCCGCCGGGCAAGAAGTACATGACCGTGAACGCCCGCGCGGAGACGGTCGGCGAGAAGCCAGCGTATCGGAACGCCTGGCACGCTGGGCAGCGCTGCCTCATTCCGGCGCGCTGGATTTATGAGCCGAACTGGGAGACAGGCAAGCACGTACGCTACCGGATCGGCGTGGCCAACTGGCAGCCGTACTGTGTCGCTGGCGTGTGGAGAGCATGGAAGGGGCCGGACGGCGCCGAGACGCTCGCGATGGCGATGCTGACCGTCAACGCAGACGAGCATCCGGTCATGAAGCACATGCACCGGCTCGGCGACGAGAAGCGGTCGGTTGTGATCCTGCGGCCGGCCGACTACGACGAGTGGCTACACACGAAGAACGTCGACGCGGCGCGGGCGATGCTACAGCTTTGTCCGGCCAATGCGATGGTGGCCGAGCCGGCGCCGAAGTAGTGCGTCACAAACGGATTCTGGGGGATGTGGGGATTTGATGCGATGGCGAACGACATTGACCGCGCTGCGGGAGCTATATCAGCTTGGGCGGCTACAAAGCCAAGCATTCGACGAGTATTCATTTTCGGCAGCCGCGTGCGCAACGATTTTCGAGAGGACAGTGACCTCGACGTTGCAATCGAGATTGACGGCGTAAATGGCAATGCTCAAGCAACATGGATGTTCGATACAGAATCGTGGCGCGCTGAGATTGCCGGGCTTGTGCCGTTTGAGGTCGATCTACAACACTTCGACGGCGACGAGACGCCAGTTATAAAGGACGCGATCAGCCAATCGAGCATTTTGGTGTATGAGCGTGAGGGCCTGACTTGACTGGTGGCAGAGCGTTCATCCGGGATCTCATTTTTCGGAACGCGTGTCCGCAAACCCTTGTCACACCTAGCTGCAATAGTCGCAAACTATTCCGAAATTTGACGGCTAAGGATTTGATATTATTGGGAAAAACGCTATTCTCGTACTGGATTGTGATTCCTGTCGTCGTGGGTTCGAGTCCCATCAGCCACCCCAAAGAATGCTTCAACAAAACAGGCGCCTCGGCGCCTGTTTTGCTTTGCGGGGACAACTCGAGGACGTTAGCGTCGGTTCGAGCCTCGCCATTTCCAGAGCGTTCTGCTCGCCATCCATCCATATCGCGTCAGTCGTGAGGAACATCTCGGTGCTGTGTCCGAGTTGTTTCGCGCAAAAGGTCGGGGCCATTCCGGCCGTTGGCATGACAGTCGCGTAGCTATGTCGCATGTTGTACGGGCGTCGATAGCGAATCCCGAGTCGTGTCAGAATCGGCGTCCAAAAACTGCGACGGAATGCACGCTAATCCTCCCAGCGCGTGCTGCATCTTGGATCGTGGCAGATTGCTGCGCCAGCAATTCCCGTGAACGCACGCTACCGCTTCAAGGCACTAATCGCGCGGCCACTCAGCCGGACCGTGCACGCGATGGCCGTCTTCGTGCGATCGTGTTGTTCGCCTCGGGCGGGCGCTTCCGCAACGAGGATTGTTCCGCTCGGCAGGTCCACGTTCAGCCATTGCAGGCCGAAGATCTCCGAAGTTCGCAGCCCGGTCCAGAACCAGAAGTCGATCGGTTGTGCACTTGCGCTGGATGCACACGCACAGCCCCCGCAATGATCGTTTTCGATTCTTCGCGGGAGAACGGATGCGGCGGCGGCTCCTGATGCTTCGCACGCGGCACGTCGTCCGATCCTTGCGTAGAGCCGACCTTGTTGTTGATGGTCTTGCCGCATAGGTCGGCGCGGCTGGCGACGGACCCATGAACCTGATCGCAAGAGGCGAGCGGGGTGTTATCGCACGGCGCGCGCTACAAGCGATCGTCTGGGTTCGTGAAATACAGGTTGTAGGTTGTTCTGCGGGCGCAGTCCATCCGAGTTTGCGGCGCAATTTCCCGGACGTGGCGCGACGGGGAGGCGTTTGACGGCGGGTCACGCGTGATTGCCACCGTGAACAATTGGTGTGTGCCGCGTTAGCGGCCTTCGAATTGTTCACGGAATGGTATTCAATTACGACTGTGTGTTTAATTTGCCGGCTGCATGTTCGAACTTCTGTTGAGCATCTTCGCCGTGATAGGTGACCGGTTGATCGCCACTGGTATCAACATAGGTCTTGCTTCCTCCTTGCTCCATAGTGAATGTTCCAGCGACTTCTCGCCGGTATTCCGCAACCGGCAATAGCAGCTCGTGCTCCCTGCTATTCGCCGGATTTGTCTGCGCGCGATCTGTATGGAGAATCGAGAAGACCGCCGGATTTCCTCGTGCGAGAGAGTCCTGAGCGTAAGACTCTTGACTGTTTTGCCCAACCGTATATTCGGGTGTGCCGGAGAGGAATGGGCTGTTGCTACTTGATTTTGCGTGTTGCATCGCCAGCTTCTTGAACTCTTCGCTGCTGAGGCTTCTAGAATCTTTTGCTTTTTGCAATGACTCTTCGAATTTCTCGATATTCTTCTCAGATGTCGCAATGGGCGCCGGCTTCTTTCCTTGTTGGATCTGTTCCGCATATTTCAATTGATGTGTCGCTAGCCGGTTCTTTTCCACATTGAGCTTATGCATTGCGCTCGAGATGTGTGGAACATTCACAGGATCATGGCTGGGCAACGGGGATTCTTTTTCTTTCCGAACGAAACGTTGCAAATTGCTCTGAAGCAGCTCGTTGGTCGGGACACGACGAGGAGAAATGGGCCTTGAAGGTTGCTGAGCGGATGAGTCGTCGCTGTGGCCTTGAATGTGTGCAGTGCCGGGCGTGCCGGAGATACGAGAAGCGTCCATTGCATTTCCTCCAAATACGTATTCGTTGGTCCGAACCCTCATGGTCAACTCAATCGATAGCCCATCGTGTAGAACCGCGAAGCTGCAGCCACGATTGCGAAGTTATTGCGTGCGAATCCTGAAGCAGAATGAGCCCGGGTCAGAAGCGGAGATTTCCGGCTTCAGCACCGCATCGATCAAGCCACCGCGCTATGATTGACGGACGCGTAGCCTGAACACTTTGCCGAGCGATCCCACGGAGGGCACCATGTCCATCTTTGCAGTGAATGGCGTAAGAATCGATCCGCTGACCAGGCGCGTGACGCACGTGCGTTGGGCGCAGGTCAATCCCCAGGACAACAACTGGGTTGAAGCGCCGCGCGAGGCACCTGTCGTGGACGTAGTTGATGCAATCGCGGGCGGCGACGATGTCTACACGATCTTCTCGGTCGGCGGCCAACGTGTCATTGGCCCGGAACTGAAGACGGTTGTGTACCGCGATGCCTCGGAGGGGATTGAGCTCGACGTCGACGCAACCAAAGTGTCGCGTACGCTGGATGAGCTTCCGCAGATCTGATCGAGAATGGCCTGCATCATCGAGCCGACATATCGAATCGGCATGCAGGCGGTTCCTCTAACCCGACCAAACTTGCCGCGTCTGGTGAGCATCAAATCGGCGGCCTCGTCCGCCTTTGCGCCGATAGAGATTCTGTAAATCTCAATAGCGGTCCGGCCTTTTAACGAGCATGCACCCGCTATAGACACCAAGCCGGCTCCCGAAATCTTCCACGCGCATGGTCTTTGCGCGGGGCTCCCACGGGTCATTGTAAAAAACAACAGAGTCCTGCACCCCCGTGACGACGATAGCGTGAGCGCTTCCATATAGAAAAGCACCACCGGCCCAGATGGGGCCGTGCTTCACAAGCACATCGGCCAGCCATTCGGCAGTGACGACGGGAGTAGGCCGGTCGAGCTTCCTGAGCCCTTCGGCCGTGGCGAGCTTATCGATCGAATTGATATCGAGCCCCTTGTCCTTAAGCCAGATTTTGGGCAGGCCCCGGCGCGGCCCGGGACGAAAGTGGTACGAAACCATGCACGCCGCCGCATACCAGCACGCCTGTTGCCCGTGTGGATGTAGGCCCTGCTTTCCGGCCGGCAGCGTGAGCGGCGTGCCGTCCGAGGCAGTCTGCTGGCCGACGAGCGGCACGTCCAGCCTGATGTTCGGTCGACTCATGCGAAGTCTCCGGGGTGGGGCCAATTGCTGAAGAATAGGAAGGTTCAACAGCGGATGCAACGGCATTCGCGGCTACACGGCCGACGACGGCGGCGCGTATTTCGGCTTCGCGGCATGCTTGGCGCGGATCTTGTCGACCTTCGTCCAGATGTCCGCGAGCTCGGTTTCTCCGGCCGCGTGCATGTCCAACTCATTCGCGAGACAGAGCGCCGCCAATGTCACCATGACGCCGCCGACCTCCTGTGCGGGCTCACCGGCCGGGCGCCCGAACGTATAGTCAACGAACTGGTGCGCCTCGCTTGCGGTACAGCCGCATGCCTGTACCAGTTCGAGCGCTTCTTCGAGGAAGCGATGATTCCGCTCCGTGCGATCGGTCGTGATCTTCGCACCGAAGCATTCGAGCATCCACGGTTGCACGCGCGCCTGAAACGACGAAGGTGTCGCGGCATGCATGAGTCCGGCCGCTTCCGGGCCGGTCTTATGGGCCGTTACTGCAGGCGGCTCGGCAGCGGATGCGGTGAGGAGGGCGAGAGCAGACTGGACGGCGCGCTCGAGCGCCTTGATATCCGCATCATCACGTGCACGGGCGCGATCGGCTGAAATCACATTCTCGGCCGCGAACAGGATACTGCCGATGCAGTCCGTCAGCGCATCGGCGCGGCTCGTTTCGTCGTGCGTGGTCATCATCATGGCTCCGGTAAAACACATTGCGTTCGGTGGCAACTTCGAAATCGTTGTTAAAGCAACCTTCTCGTATGGTATAGAAAGTCCCGGCATGCAGGCGTTTTGCGGCGAACGATCGAGCAATCGCAACGCAAGCGCATCGGTGATCGAGAAACCCGTCAAAGGAAAAGACACCTGTGAAGATCATGATTGTCGGCGCCAGCAAGGGGCTGGGCCGTGCATTTGTCGAAGGCCTGTGCAACCCTGGCGACACTGTCATCGGCGTATCGCGCAAGCGACCGGACGGGCTGACGTTGCCTGACGCCGTCGATCTCCGGTGGATCGAGGCGGACATGGCGTCCCCTGCCGATGCCGTCGCGCAAATCGCACGAGCCGCGCCCGCCGAGCTGGATGTGCTGATCTGCAACCTCGGGATCTGGGAGGAGAAGGCCTTCTCCGACGCCTATGCTTTCCTGGACGATTCGGACGACACCATTGCGAATCTGGTGAACGTCAACATCACGGCCACCTTGCTGCTGCTCAAGCGTCTGGTGCCGAGGCTGCTGCATGCCGACAAGCCGCAGTTGTTCCTGACCGGGTCGACATCGGCACTTCGGCAAAGCGGGCGCCCGGAAGTGGCGTTCGGGGCGTCGAAGTTCGCGCTCAATGGTATTGCCGATGCGCTGCGCGAGGGGTTCAGGGGCAGCCGCCTGGCCGTCACGTGCCTGCAGCTCGGCTACCTGAATACCGACGATGTCCTGTCTGTCCCGCTGGAAGACGCCGCGGCGCGCGGCGATGGCCAGCGCGTGCCGGTCCATGACGTGGTGGCCGTGGTGCGCGCGCTGCTGCGCCTGTCCAACGCGTCGTTTGTCCGGGAGCTGGTCATGCCCGCGATTGCGGACGAACGCTTTTGA